ATCCTGTAATTGTACCGTTTTTCTTATTTACAGAGTTTCCATACGGAACTGGCAGCTTTTCATCTTCCCAACCAGTTCCATCATTAAATACAATTTGCATTAGTCCCATTGCTCCTGCGGTGTTCCATGCTCCTGGCCTAATACTGCTTTCCCTTTTCATAATGCCAACTATGGTTGCTATTTCTTCTATATTATATAATCCAGTTGCTACAAGTAAATCAGCCATTTTTTTAGGCTCTATAGAAGATTGATTATCTCCTTCATAGTTTTTAGTTCCAATTTGGAGGTATTCATTTTTAGTTTTTTCATCTATTGCTATAGGAGAAGTTCCAGTAACTATGTCTGTAGGTGGTGCGTCAGAATTTCCTGTCTGCAACATAGAGTTTGGATTACCAGCTCTTGACCAGCCAAAACTCATGTGCACGTGATTAGAATGTGTGCTACCTTCTTTGTCTGTTCCAAAACTAATATGTTTTCCTAATCCAGGAAATTTATTTAATAATATTTCTTTTATTTTTGATCTATTGGGATCGTCTTCTGGATTAAGATACTGCATAAAGCATTCTCTTCCAAAAACAATTGAATCAGGCTGCAAGTAAACTGGCAATGATGACAGCTTAGAAAGGAATACTTCAAACTGCTCTTTCCATTCTATTGGTTTACTTATTAAAGATTCTAAATTTTTTCTACTATCTTTTGTCGATCCAATAAGCATGATATCAAAGCCCCTGCCGAAGGCGTGATCAGTAACAGATAGAGTTGATTGATCCATATTTGTCATAAATGCTTGCACTAGGTTACTTCCCCTGTGGGTCCCAAATCCACCAGATAAATATATACCATTAGACGAAGTTAACTCTAGCAGGCAGAGCATCAGGCTTAGTGATGGGTAGAATGCAGAAGTGTTATCATCAGGTAGGTCAAGAAACTTTTCTACAGTTTTTAATTTTCTAGTTGTTCCATCCGAATAGCCATAATCGTTGTATTCGGATAATGTTTTTTTATCTTTTGCGTTTGCGTTAATATAGAATATTTGTGCCTTACCTGATACTTCTATATTTCCATTAGAGTTCAATTTAAAAATTAAATCTTCATAAACCTTTTTTTGTTCTTGATTAAGATCTCCAACAAAAGCTGCTGGAAAACCATTAACCGCTGAACCAAGACTAGTTGCATCAGGGTCTATTGAATATGGTTCTCCATCAGGAAAAGAATCTTCTCCATTATCAAATTCTGTGTTATTTTTCATCAAATATTTATAAGATTCAGCTTTCTGCTGAAAATAACCAGGAGCATAAGAGGTTCCTAAAACACTAGAAGCTACTGCTGATTCGAACGCGCCTTGACCAGTAACAAATCTTTGATCATCTTTTTTCCCTGTATAAGTTGGATTAGGGAAACTAAACTTTTGCTCATCTGGAACATTTTTATCTCCATTATTGGCTGCGTAATCTGCAGCAAAAGCCAATTGACTGTCTAAAGATGAAGAAGTTAATCTATTGTATGCGACTAATGGGATGCTTGGATCTCTATAGAGTGCATTACCAGACATTATACTTTCAACAGTATGAGAAACTAAGCCTCTATCTTCATAACCTTTTTCTGACGCAGATGTATTTTTTACTAAAACTTCATTATCAGGATATGCTTGAGAATGAAATTTTTGAACAAAAGATAAAGTTGTATCAGTGTCAGAAATATCCATTGAAAAGTTAGGTCCTAAGTTTTTATCTAGATTATTAGACATATTTAATTCCTAATCGTTCCAAGTTCGCCTATATTTTCTGAATCTAGATTAACTGAATCCATATTATATAGTAGAGATTTCGTGTATACATTTGCTAGATTTGCTATTACTAATTCCCAGTTTAGAGAAGCAGGTGTTCCATCTGAATAGTACTCATCCCAAAGTATTAAAGGCCACTCAGATGCTTTTGCATAAAGTGATTCTATTATTTTAATTTCTACTAAATTATTAAATACTTTTACTTTATCCTCAGAAAGATTTGACAGTGGATCTTCTTCTCCAGTAGTAGAAAAATAATTTCTATCAGAATTTAACTTTTCAACTTCTGCGTATGCCGTGTCAAATTTTTGATTCAATACTTGCACGCCGGCGTTTAACATTTTATCAGAATATATTGAGTCTTTAACCGCTTGCTTTACTTGAGTGATATTTGAACTTTTATCTATAAATATAGATCTAATTTGAGATATTATTAAATCTATCTCCGATGTAGGTATTCTATGGAATATTGTACCCAAAGTTCTTCCATATGTTATTTCTGTTTTTTGACCAAAACCATTATCTTGAACACTTGTGTCCTGAAGATAATTATCTGGAGTATTTTGAGCAGCTCCTGCATCAAATACTTCTGTATTCAATGTTACTTCAGCTGAGAATTGACCATTTGGAGCAACTCTTAATACAAATATTTTATCTTTTAATGATTCTATAACATATAGTAAGGCTCTACCTCCAGCGGAATCAGTATTAATTACTGCTGAATCAAACCCTCCATACTGAGCGTTAACTATTGTTCCTTTAATTTTATTTAATTCAGCTGTGTTGATTCCCTCAAATCTTATTGTGAATGGAGCGCTTCCTGGTCTTAATATATCAACAACATCGATTGTATCGCCGTCAACAAAACTTGATGCCTTTACTATGACCTTAAAGAATTGATTAAGTCCAGCTTTTTCTGGACCTATACCTGCATATTTAATTACTTGTGCATTAACTAATGCGTTCTCAAAACTTATATGTCTTACAAGATCGCTAATCTCTTTTTCTTTCCAACCAAGGTTTTTCAATAGGTCATCTGTCCTAATGTATGCATAGCCTTCAGGTGTCCTAACTAACTTTCTTGTATTGACACCTAATAAACCTGGAAGAAGAGCCTTAGAATGATACTTCCCAACAACCATTCCTTGATTAAATGAAAGACCAGCATCCATTGGTTGACCATTTCTAGATAAATACTGAACATAACAACCATGTTGATCTAAAACGTTATCTCTAATGAACTTCCATCCGCTCCAAGCTACGTCACTTAAAATTGCTCCTCCAACAACAGCAGCTGCTATCACAGGTGCTGCTGCACCTCCTGTTAAAATAGTAGCTGTTGCAGCAGCCCCTGCTCCAACTACAGTAGCTAGTCCTGTTGTTACAAGCGAAGCCATTAACGTTTTACCATCATCTGTTGGTAGTTTACCGTCCCTAGCTTGAGATGCTAAAGCCTTTCTTGCGTCTGGCATTGCATTTGCGGTGAAGTTTGCCATGACATCTTTTACTAAAGCTGAATGCCCGTGCGTATATTGAACCCCTCCAAGCATTTGAGCAGATAGTGCTTCTGTTAAGGCATCGACTGAAACTTGACCTCCAGTTACTATTCCAGTTCTTGCGTTATTGGTAGAAGCTAGTAAGAATCTAGTATCATTTCTTATTGTTTGTAAGCTCATCCAAGAATTTAACCATGATGTCATAAACCATCTAGCTGGATCATTTACTGTGACAAGTGCATTTGGGGTTATTGAAGTAATAAAACCTAAATCTGGAGTAAAGTGGTGGACCACTTGTTCTACTTCAAATATACCATACATTCTTTCGTACACGTCAGCTAGATACACCAAGTCATGAGGCCTAATATCTGGAGAACCTATTACTATTAACTCTCCTGTATATATATCTTTTATTGATTCTTTCAAGTGAGATAAAGCTACTCTTCTAGCTGTTAGTTCATCTGGTGAACCTTGCGCCATTTTGGATATTCCTCTAACTGTTTCAAATGGATGAAACATTGGATGAAGAACTCCAAAGAATCCAGATCCTCTTATATTATCAAAGTATAATCCAGTTTCTACAGTTTTCTCAACTTGCCTTTCTGGAGATGCAGCTTTATCTAAAGCTACTGTTACTGGATATTTTCCATCAGAAACTGCAGTTACAACTGTGGCAACATCGTTTATATTTTCTTGTATTTTATTTTGAATAATATGGCTGAATGAACTTAAATAATGTATTCTTTGAAACGGCTCTCGTACTTCTACTACTGGTTCTCCATACTCTCTTGTGAATGGATTATCAACTGCCCTTAATAGTGTTCCTTCATTTCCTATTGAGTAATATATAGAGTCATTTAAATACTTATTTAAAACATTAGCTTGTTTATTTAGATTATCAACCTCAGCTAAACCATAACCCATTTGAGCCATAGAAAGTTGGAACATATTAAGTAATCCGCTTAGGCCATCTGATATAGCTGTAAAGTATATTCCAACATTTCTATCCCAAAAATCTTTAGTGTCCTCAAATGCTGCACTAAACCAACTTGTTGCACTATCTCCTTCTTTAGCATTAGCAACTAAGAATTTTTTAAATTGCTCCATGTCCTTAGCATAGTCTGAGTTTGGATCAATAAAAGCCTGCCAAGCTTTATAAATTGGAGAAAAGTCCCACTTTCCATCTGCTCTTTCTAAACCGCCATTTCCAAAGTCCCCAGGAAGGAGCGGGTTAGATGAATAATGCTTAAGTCTTCTATTTGGCTTAAGTACTAACCACGCCCTTGAATAGGCGTCTGACCATAGTGCTTGCCTAAACCAACCTATTATTAGTAGGTACAGTTTTCTGGGACTATTTATCTTTGATAGTATTTGTTTTCTTGTTTGTTCGTCTGCATTAGATATTCCTAGGCTACTCTGTAAAGATATAATATTTAATTCAGTAGTATTAGTGCTTGACAAGGCGTTGTCTTTGTTTGCGTTGGTTTCTATTAGGAATCTTAAAAGAGAAGTAAGCTTAGCAAACTTCATTAATAGTGCAGTATCTAGGTCTTGAAATAAACCTGGAACTTCTTTTTCTGAGCTCTCGTTTGTTGTTCTATAGTCTAAAAACTTTTCGGCGCTGTAATTAATTGCTTCTTTCATAAGGGACTTATCGACATTTATTGTCTGCTCACCAGATTTTGGAACTATTATTTTTCTTTCTCCAGAAATATAATCTTCCCCTAATAGAATTTCAAAATCATCAGTAGCGTCGTCTTTTACAGTATATTCCCCACCTTTTGGTAGTGTTTTTTGCTTTAATGTATATCTCTCAAAAATTGGATTATTTAGATTTTTCTTATCATCCATTATCAAATTAATAATAAAGTCTGGTAATTCTTCATTGTCATCTGGGTTAAGACCAAAAGCAGAGTAGAATAAAGATTTAACCATTTTATCGTCATGGAAATTTACCCTAAAGAAGTCCCATATTTCTCTAGCCTCTGCGAGAGTTCTACCATTTCCGGCTATTACTGTTACTGTTGGATCATAGTCTTCATCATAATTTCTTCTAGCTTCCATTGACACTATAACATCCGATTCATCATAAACATCTTTAAATGTTGCTCTACCAGAATCTGAATCATCATTATCCTTAAATGTTCTAGTTTCTTTATCTAGCACTTTATATAGTTCTGATTTATTTAAAGTATTTAAAGCTTCGGATTGATCTGATGTGATTGCATTGTACCAACCTATCCAGTTTCCTCCAATGATCGCATCTATTTTTGCTTCTTCTTGTGATCTAAATTGTATTTGACCAGAAGAAGGCTTAAACATAACTCCAGTTATGGCAGAGTTATCTTTAATCATAGACTCTGGATTTTCCAGTACATCAGCTAAATATCCAAAAGATCTATATATTTCATTTGCTTCTTTTGGCTTATTGAAATTATCGAACTTTCCTGCGTCGTTTCCTCCATTGTATGTTGCCTTAAGAACATTATCTTCAGGAGAACCAAATCCTATTATATAATTTTCGCCAGCTGTCCATTTGTTTTGAGAATTATTAGTTTCCTCAAGATCATAGTATCTTGATTTTACGATACTACTAGGAATTACTCCCAATGGAAAATCATCTTCAACAAATGTAAAATAACAAGACCTTGCGTATGGAGCTACCGACATTCCCATATACTTGTTATATTCTGAAGATTGATCTTCTGAATAAAAGTCATAGTTTTCGTCGTCATAAACCAATTTTGCCAAAGATTTATACAGTTTTGTTTTTATTGTATTATCACTTGACCATTGCATTTCAAACCCATAGTTTACATAGTCATTACCTTCTGCAGAAACTAATCCATATGTGTTTAATATGCCTAAATGATATGCTGCGTCTGGAGAAACAACCGCATCTATAAATGGATTTCCATTTCCTCCGTCTACAGCATTAGGGTCAATACTTGACATGCTTTTGTTATTGTATATTTGATCTTTTGTTTCGCCCCATAAAAAATATGCTGGCCTACAACATACTGCTGTATTTGTTGTAGGACTGTAAACTAATACTTTTCTTTGCTTATAGTCGGAAGCATCTCCGTATAGATTCCATGTATTAATATCGCCGACAGTGGCTCCTGGCGGCATTAATCCAGTTTTTTCATTTCCATATTGATTTATAAATGCAGATTTAATAGTTGGATCTTCTAACCATTTTGGTTTATATGGCCATTTCATTGCAATGTACCATTGTTCATCTTCAGCGGATGCGGGCATTCCCCATTCTGAATATATAGAATTTGTACTATTTGCTAAATTTTGCACTATTCCAGCATTTAATTCAAACTTATCTGCAATAGCAAATTCTGCATTATTTGTCCCATCGTTTGTTGGATTTATCTCTCCAAGAAAGTTTTGAGTTGGATTACTTGCGTCTACAGCATCAAAACTAGTAGTCCATTTTTGCGTATTTATTGTGTTATATGTTGGGTATGGCATTCTAACTATTTGAAAGTTAGCTTCTGTTGAGTTTGTGTCCATAAAAGCAGTATTATAAAATATATTATTAAAAGACAAATTTTGATTATCTATTTCAGTTAAAGTTTCTTTAGTAAATTGAAAAACATCTTGTCTAAATTTAAATGATATTTCTTCTTTCAGGTTTGAATATTCTGAACTTGGAGAATCTACTAATCCATAACCTGACTTTAAAGCTTTAAACTCAGCTGCTAACAAAAGGAAATAATTATATCCTCCTTGCCAGTTAGTTGTTTTTTTGTCAGTTGGAAGTTCTGGACTTTCTCCATTAGAAATGCGAGTAAATATATCATCATCAAATGATATTAAGTTGGCTGTATTTTTATTAAATATGTAACCACTATGAATTCCATCAAAAGAAGAAGTTTTTCTATCAGTAAAATAAGGAAATTGATATCTATATGGAAGTTGAGGTATTTGCTTATGACTATCCGCTATATCGCCAATATTCATTTCGCTTAGTGTTTCTTTTCCAAAAGGAAGATGGAAACCAACTGAAACTATGCCCTTATTTAAGGGAAGTCTTGCAGAAATTTTTCCATCTTTATGAAAGAACATTCTTCTAGGATCTTGGAAATTAATTAATTTACTATTATACTTATCTTTTATATACGCAACTGGTGCATACTCTTCTTGTCCATTGTATATTTTGCTAACAGTTTCTTTTGCTGTACTAAGTGGTTCAAAGCTTTTAGCAAAAGCTGTTGCATCCGACATTGGATTTGAAGCTTTATTGATTGTATCTAAAAGCTCAACTAGATCTGTATCTTTATTTATTCTTTGCGGTCCATTATATTTTTGGCCTGCTTTTACTGCAGATTCTTCGCTAACAAATCCAGTTGAAATTGGAACCACGCCAGATGTATATAGCCAGTGCGGTTTTCCGTAGAAAACAGTAGATCTATCTTCAAATGGTCTTATTGCTACAATGTAGTTAGGAAGAAGTCTTGCACAAAGCTGAAACATGTCCCAAACACTTCTCATGTAAGTTTGAGCCCTAAAGGAAACTTCATCAAATCCAGGTAGATCATCATCTAATGATGATAATAATCCCATAGTCTCGAATATAGCTCCTGTTGATCTTCCGTTGGCAGCCCCCAATAAACCTGCACCGAGCATTGCGGAGCCAACAACCGGCATACCAACGGCTATTAAGCCAGCTCCTGCTGCGCTAGCTGCAACAGAAAGCGCCTGAGCAGATCCTACTATTCCACTGCTATTGTATATACTTCTATTGTTAGCTTCTGCTATTCCATCAACTATTGGATTGTTTCTTTGTATAGCAAAATCCCAAGAAGCGTCACCTAGTCTTCTTAGATACGCTTTTCTATCTTCTCCAAGTTTATCGAATTCATCAAAACTAGCAGTAGCTGCTGTTGACCAGCCTGAGTCTAAGTCTCCACCCAAGAACTGCGATACACCTAGTCCATTTCCTGGGTAAATATTTCTTTTGAATATTTCATAATCTCTTTGAGTTGAAAGATTAGCCATTAAAGTTCTCATATGACCAACAATTGGAGTTCTTAATAATCCACCTGCTGTTCCAGCAAGGGCTCCGACGCCAAGACCGCCAGTAACCGCACCAACTGCAGTTGCTGCTCCTATTGCAGCTATGTCTACACCATCATAAGATCCAAGTGATTGATTCCAAGCCCCTTTTATTAATGTTGAAACACCAAATGAATCATCACTTACGGCATCTATTGCATTTTTGAATGCTTGTTTTACAGCTGCATTTTTCTGTGATTCAACTTCATTTAATGGCTCATAAAGGATAGAACCAAAATGTCTTATTCCAAATTTATTTTCAGAAAAAACAGTTCCTCTTGTAGCGTGTGCAAATGCTTCTCTAAATCTAGAGGTTCCCATAGAGAGTAATTTAACCATTAAGTCTCTAGGCTCAGAAAGAAACATTCCAGTATTAATGCCTCCATCTATCTTTCCGCTATCACCTTTTTTGTTCGCAGAGTTTATTATTGGACTTAATTCTATGGCATCTGATTGGCATGTAACTGTAACTATTTCTCCCATTTCAACATTTGTAATCATTCCATTGAAAAGAGTTTGAAGAGAATTTGGATTAGATCCATATCCACCTTTTAGGTGGACTCTAACACCAGGTTTTAGTCTTATATTTTCTATGTCAACAACATACTTACTGTTAAAATGTGCTTGAAAGTTTCTTTGCCTATTTAACAAAGTGTCTATAATTGTACTGATTCCTTCAGTCATATTAAAATTATTTGTTCCAGTTTGATTTCCTGGTTCAAAAATTCTACTAGTTTCTGGTCTACTTAACTTAGAGTACATATTAGATACTCTAAATATTAAAGTGTCGCCTAATATGTCTTCTGATTGAACAATTGAAAAATCTATTATTGATTGAAGTCCATAAAAGTTATCGAAAAGTTTAGTTCCAAAATACCTAAGTCCACCCTCATCTATGAGCCACAACATATATGTTGGGTATGCTCTAATCATTCTTCCAGATATATCTCTGTAAGAGGTATCTACTAACATTTTTTCCCAATGTTTTGTTACAGAAAATTGATCACCCTTATTAGGTCCTATTGACTCTGATTCTCTACCACCAGAAGAGTAGGCGTACTGATACTCTGAAAGCGCCTTTGTTCCAACATCTGCCATATGAGCTTGGTTTACTTGATTATCAGGAGTTTGAGTATCTGAAACTTTTATAAAAGATATATTTTTATTTATATTACCTTTTTCATCTTTTGTTTCTTTTACATTAAATCCATTATTTTGAAGATAAAATCTTCCATCATTTCTATTTATGTATCCAAAATTATAACCCAGGGCCGTTTGCATCATTGCGGGTATGTTTGTATCGTAACCCTTTTCCATAGCTGGAATTGCATAGACTATTCCATGAAAATAGTCTAAAAGTTCACCATCTGAATTGTCTACATTCTCGGTAAGATTATCTGGATTTATGCTTACCCATTTTTCTTCAGATGTTGATTGGTTTAATACTTCATGGAGTGTTTTTTCTAAGATCTCTTTTGTTCCGGAAGTTACTTCTCCTACCCTAAATTCTCCCATCGGAACCGAAAAATTTGTGTCCGTAAATATATATATTTTATCTTCAAACGTTAAAGAATTTACATAGTCTAATAATAAACTTTCATTTAAATTATTATATTTTTGTATTGTCTTTTGTATTAAGGAATAAAGTCTACTTGGAGTTAACTGATTAGATTCAGCCCAAACACTTAATTCGCTCATTAACCCAGCTTTTAAGAAGTCAACTATTTGAATGATATATTTTTCATCTTCTTTTATTTTCTCTGAAGACGGCCTACTATCTTCTTTTTCAGAAGAGAAAGAAGCTGTAAGTCTTGCAGACTCCTGTATTGATTGGTTGTTGATTACATCCCTATCCATCATTTCAAATCCTCTGAAATAATAATCAGGATCCAAACAACCAACAACATTTCCATCCTTATCGTAAACTTCCAATGGAAGATCTGGATATGAATTAAAGCTTCCCCATAGTTGTTTTATTCTAAGGAATGGATTCTTTTTTGTTCCGAACTCATTAACAAACTGCTCTTGTTGTTTACTGGAAAGTTTTTCTCTTTTTTGTTGAAAAATATCAAAGTCAACTAAAGTCAATTGAACTTTATATACATGCGGAAAGTTTGGTATTGTGTCGACATTATATCTAAGAGGAAGAACATACTTTACTCCAGCTAACGCAGATATAATATTTTTAATTCCTAAGAAACCTATTACTCCGGCTGCATGTTCCAGTCTTGCCAAGCCATTAATATGTTCAAATATATTTCTAATTTTTATTAAATCTTCTTCACCAAAAATAGTCATTGACATACTTATGTATGTATCTTTTCCTCCAACATGTTGATACGTTGGTTCGTCCTGCATTTGAACTTGAAGTCTAACTAAGTTGTTTCCCATTGTTAGACTTACTCCATCAACAATTACGTTTTTTGGATTAAGATCAACTTTAATCATTGGAACTTCCCACTCATTAAATGAGATTGATCCAGCTTTTTGTTGCGCTGCGTCTATATAGTCTTTTATTGGACCAGCTATAAAAAATCTTTCATATAAGGTTTTATTGAATGAATCTGTTAGTTCTTCTTTTGCTTGTTTTTCTGCTTCTTCTCTAGATATCTTTAAGGTTTTATCTGCCATTTTTTCTTCCACAATTTCTTGTAGAAGTAAATTAAGAACACCTTTTTCGTTGTTTGCTTCATAATCTAAATATGCTCTTATTTCTGGAAAGGTTGCCTTATCTTTTCCTGGAATTGGATAAGTGTAATTGTTAGATGGACGTTCTTCTGTTTGCTTCTTTAGATACTCAACTCCATTTGCAAGATTAAAAATTGTTGGATTATTAAGAATGTATACATTAACTAAATAATCATACACTTTTGCATTAATACCATCAGATCCCCTACCTGCAAGAAGTAGATCTAGTGCGGTGTTTACTTTTCTTTTTAAAGTTGGGCTATAAACTCTATCTAAAGTAGTATTAACTACAGAATCAAGAGACCTTCCATATCCAGCAGATTCGTTTACGTCTATTCCAATAATATTTAATATTGATCCCCAAATATCTCTTCCAGTATCCGTTAAGAGTCTTTCTTGGTTAGTTCTAAAAGTAGAAGTATCTGGCGTAAATATCTTACTTTGAACTCTCTCAGGCATATATATTTCTATATTATTGCCATTTTTCCAATCGGAATAAGGATTTACTGTTACCGTACTAAAAGTGCTTTCGTCTATACTATTATTTACGGAAGACTTTTCTACGGCTTGACCATCAGTAGTTGACGAAAGAGCGTTTCTTACTATTGCATTTTCTTCTGATAAGTCCATGTTCGGAAGAGTAACTTCTTTATAACCCGTAGAGTCAGTTTCATTTTGTTTCTTAATCAAGAACTGGTTATTTACATACCTATCTAATTCTTGCGCTGCCCTACCAATGTAATGTCTATACTTACCCCAATGAACAGCTTGATTAAAATCTTTAATCATAGGAAGAAATGGTTTATGATTAAAAGCGTTCATTTCCAAATCTACTACTAAGCAGAATGGAAAACTTGGAATTGTAGAAATAGACATATTAGCTAAGCCCACGCCAGTTATTCCATGAACCCTATTTATGTAATCATTTTTAATTGGTATAATTGGAGATGACTTAAAGGTTGCAATTAAACCTCGTAAAGAAGAAAGAAATTTATCTATTTTTTCTTCCGTATCACTACTAAAGTCTATATTAAAATTATCTTTTGTTAGATCTATGCTGCCTGCATCTATAATCGATACTCCCCAAATTTCTTCATAATTTGGAAAGTACAGTCTTAGAGATATTGTTGTATCTTTATAGCCAGTGTTAAATTTTGGAGTATTCTTTTGTCTGATCGCTCCACCTGTTAAGCTTCCAGTTCTAAAATTAGAATCAACATTTATTGATACAGGTGGAACATAAAAGTTTGATGCGCCTATTCTAAGGTGAAATATATCAGGTGTTCTTGGTGGTATATTTGCCCTAAAAGGAAATTGCTCTAGGGCTTTTTGTATTCTTATACCAGTGTTAACCAAGGTCCAAGCTGGTTTAAATACTGGCTCTCCATCTTTATCTAAACCAAATGATTTAAACATTCTTAATGCTATTTGTACCGGATCATTAAGTGGGTCAGACTCAGATCCACCCATTCCATTGTTTGAATAATCTGCAGTTGCAGCCAGGGCATCAAAAATAAATTTAGCTAGGTTTGGCATGTACTGATAGAGTTGATAGGTCAAAATTGGGTCTTTAACTATTGTGTTATAGGCTACCATTAACATGTTAAGCCACTCTAAATCTGACCCATCTTGACTTAGGGCATTAAGCGCTGAATTTTCTAAGGCGTCTTTGTTGGTGTATCTTTTTTGCGCAAACTTTTGTATTGCAGGTTTAAAGAATACAACATTAAGAAGTTCGCTTTGAACTAACTTTGTATATAAATAACCATATTTTTTAATGTCTTCACTTTTATTAAAGTCTAAATCAGATGGTGATATAATTTCAAAAAAATCTTTTGGAGAAATTATATTTTCAAAATTTAAAGAATAACCATTTAATTGATCTACGTAATTAATTTGTCTATTTTTAGGATTGAATGAAATGCCGAAACCATCTGGTTTACTATACCCAGGAGAAGGCGAGCTAGTAAAAAAAATACTTCTTGCGTTATCAGAACTTAATAAACTGGCTCTTGCTTTAGCAATGTAAGAATATTGTTGCCCCGCCCAAAAAGAAGCGTTTTGGTAAGCATTTGTAGAGCCTCCGCGTTTTATTTGCGTAATTATATAGGTCTGCACCAAGTATTTCCTGCAGAGGACGTATTATCTCACCCTCTACTTTTATTGATTGTTGCGCACTCGCCCAAAAACTTGATAAATAATTTAACAGTTGCTGTTGCGTAACTCTATCGTTATTAGCCATTTTTACCTTTAAATTAAATTATTATTATTAATAATTCCAGCTATCCTTTGACTTGAAGAATTTTCTTCAAAAAGAGAACCGGAATTATAACCTACATGCCTATTAATTATAGCAGAATTCTGTTGATTATTAAAGGACCCAAGTAAATTATTTTTATTTTCAACAAATTTTTGTATTGGTTTTTCTTTATATCTAGCTTTTTGAACTCTTGTATTCAAATATCCAGAATTATTCATTGATATGTGAGCAGATGGAGAGTTCATGTACCCTTCATATGAGGGTTTTGCTTTTGTTATTCTTGCGGTAGATTCTGCTATCTTTGCTTTATTAATAGAAAGATCACTTTGTGGATTCTTAGAAGAAGACACAGAAGCTGAATCATTTAATGCTTTATCTACTCTAGGGCTAGTATCTTTTGGGGTTTTTCCTGCAGCAGAGAGTTCTTTGTTTTGAGAAACTATATCACGCATTTGTATCCTTAGTAAGACTCACCCATCTGCTTGTATGGGTCTGTTGAGATATTTCTTATATTATCATAATAATTAATAGAAGAAGAACCAGAAGAAACACCCCTAGCTGCTTCACCAAATCTTCTTGCATTTTCGGAGCTACCAGAAGCATTTACTTTATATGTAACGCCATTTCCACTAGAACCTAATAAGTATTCTGGTATAGGAAGATTTAAACTATTTCCTGGATAAGCTGTTTCATACGCACTTCCTCCTGGAAGAAGTGGTGGACCTTGCATATCTTCTGGAGTTCTGTCTTTCATTGCTGAATAAATTAAACCAAAGGCTGCAAAGCTAGCTACACCAATAGCGCTTCCCTTAATGTAAGGTCTGTCCATCAATTTTTGAATTGTTCCATCTTCTATTAAAGTAGAAAGCCTTTTATATTTTTGTCCAGATATAACTTGAGCTGCGTTTGACCCTCCTCCAGGTATACTAAGTCTAGGCAATACTACATCCCCAGAAGATGTCATATATCTTGTCTCTAGTCCTTTTGCTCTAGCTTGATAAACTGTACTTAAGTCACTCATTATACCTTGCGCATATCTTATATCATTTTCAAACATATCAACTTCAGATGCTGTACTCATTTCTATGATATCGTCATACATTTTCTGATATCCACCATTTACTGATCTACCAACGTTTGTTAATCTTAGATAACCAAAATCTTGATCGGCAAATGCTCCAACTGTATTTTTCTTTTTTCCTACTAGTCTATGAAAATCTTCTACAGTCATTATTCCATCAACTAATTCATTTAACGTTGCTCCTGCTACCCCTTGCCTTCTTATACTAGAAGGTTTTTCGGATATTCTTTGTAGGAATTTAAATATTTCCTGTACATCAGTAAATGATTCTTCAAGTTTTGTCATTTGATTTTGAGAAACTCTTCCTAAAGCTCTATCCATAACTTGTTGAAGTTTATATGATTCACTTGCCTTAAAATCAGGGCTAGAGCTAAGCATAAAGTAGTCTCTTCTTAGCTGTGCATTTGAAAATAGCTGACTAATATAACCTTGAGATCTTGGATCTTCTACTCCCATAAAGTCTTCTAGAGAAGATCTACCAACCTTTTTAACTCTTCCAACGTATGCTATTGCGTCAGCTAAGTCTAAATCTTCAATATTTGAGAATCCCATTCTTTGAAGTTCTTGAACTGAATTTTGTATTTCTTCTTTATATTTTTGTGCTAATTTTATTTTAGCCAAAGACTGTCTTGCTTCAGCTTGTTGAGTAAGTTCTCCTAGATCTTGTCTTTGTGTTTTTGCAAAGTTTTCTATTGAATCAAAATCAGCTTTAAAATCTTCCACTATTCTCTCTGCTACTTCAGTTACAGAAGTTGGAAGAACTGATTGCTCTCTTCTGTAATAAAATGCATCTATTTCGGAAGACCTTCTTAACATTATTTCGCGTTTAGATATATTTCCAAATGTACCTCTAATAGCTTGACCAAAAGTGGTTTGAATGGTTAAGGCTGCGTACTTACTATTTGCAGGTAATGCTATTGCCTTCATTATCTCTGCATCGCTCATGCCTTCAAATTTGCTTCTCATAGCTTCGCCTAGAGCTTTTTGATCTGCTCTTGCAAAGTTAATTTTATTAACAGCTATGTCAGAGCCAGACATGATACCTTGTATTAAAGCTTCTTTAGCTTTTTTACCAGTTAAAGATCTTTGAATTAATGCCATATCAACACCAAACTTAGACATATCCTCAGCTTCAAACATTGCTCCGGCTGTTCTAAAGAATCCTATTCTTCTTCCAAGGTTAGTAATATTTTCTATACCTGCGTCGTTTAGATTTTGAACACCTAGATTTTGTATTATTGTTGCCATTTGAGAAGCTGTCATACTAGTACCATACATGCTTGCTGCATCAGCTAATCCTTTTGCTATTATATTAGACTGTACAACGTCGCCTACTCCTCTTATCTTCATACCGCCTGCTGCTTTAGTGAAGTCAATTGCGTTTTCTGATCCAATTATAAATGCAGCTAGGTTTTGATCAATTACTCTGCTTAAACCGCTTAAGTTTTGATTTCCATTTATTCCCGATAATATATCATCAAACTGTTGAACCGAAGAACCCAAGGCAGTTAGTGTATTAATGTAGCTTCCAAGAATTTCATCACTTGATGCTAATGTAAGCCTAAGTTTATAGGCGCTTTGTATTGCGTTAATCTCTGCAAGAGCTACGTCTGCGTTTCCGTGACCCTGTATTACTTAAGAGCGTTTCCATCAAATTTCCTAAACCGACTCTGTAAGTAGCCTCATCCATATTTGCGGTTATGTTAGAAGAAAGTCCATATCTATTTATTATTGATGCTATCTTATTTTTTTCTTCAGCTGTATAAGGAATTTCTTTAGACTCTGCAAACATTCTATATATATTTCCCTGTATATAGTGTGGAGCAAATTCTAGTTTTTCTTTATCCCCAAGAGCCTTAAAGGTTTCAGCGGTAAGAGCAAGTGGTGATCCAGATTTAGTAATATTCAAAGCCCTCATAACATCTTCCGCTAGTTCTGCGGGAGCAGTGCCATACATTCTTTCATAAACGGACATAATCACTCGATCTGCTGATGTTTGACCATCTTTAAATAAAGAATTATTTGAAGACAAAAGTTTTGATTGAGCTGTTCCATAATAATTTCCTGCGTTGATATCTTTATTACTAACGCCAACTCCTGCAAATTTTCTATGTAGCTTAGCAAATTCTCTACCGGATGCTTTATCTACTGGTTTCATTTCCATATACTGAAGAAGCTCAGCTGCTTCTTGGTCTGTATCTGCAAGTGTCCTTAAGGTGGATTTAAATTCATCGCTATGTCCAAATAGATTATTTAAAGTTTCTTGATCCTTTAAAAATGAGCTAACAGAGTATTCGCCAATGCTTGGAGGCTGCCTGAATGAGAATAGTGCTAGTCTTCTTTCTCCATTTGATGTATCTACGTATGATCTAATACTTGGCATTCCTTTATCGTCAAAGTCGAAACCACCATGCGAAGCTTGATATTTTATAGAATTTTGTGAAGAGAATAACATTCTATGATTATTAATTCTTGTTACAGGCAAAGATATATCAGATGTTCCAGATCCCATTTTAACAACCTCTGTATCCCTTCCGTATTGCAAAAGCCTTGCTTCATTTGTACCCATAAGTGAAGAAGCTTCGCTTTCTATGTCAAACCTATATAGATCTGGGGTTTTTGGTATAACGAATGTTTTAGTTCTTCCAGAAGAACTAACTCTTTTAACAGTATACGTTCTTGAAATAAATTCGTTAAATAATGCATTGTATGCTTCGGTATTAAAGTTTCCAGTTAATAGTGCATTTTGCATTGCTTTAACACTTTGTTGATGAGTTAATTGAGTTCCTCTTTTTCCTGCTCTATACACAGCGTTAAATGCAGCTTCCTCTGAGGTTTCCATTTTTTGTATTATTGAATCAATAACATCAGTTGGAACAATCCTGCTTTGAAGTATTTCGTCTAACTGTTGCAATTGCTGTTGTGCATACATCTGAGTAACTTTTGGTGCACTGCCTAAACCAGTTGTTGGATCTAAATCTATAAAAGAAGAAGAATATTGCACTAAGCTTTGTATATCAGGAGCAATAAGCTTATCAACTCCCTTATCTCTTCCTAATACATCTAAAAATATACCTTTAGCTAAAGATGCTTCTTTTTTAATATTTACATCAGGAGTAACAAATGCGTACTTCTTTCCGCTTTTTGTAACTATTTCATCAACAAAACCAAGTCTACCTTTTACCTGAGGAGTATAAGATCCCTGCTCAAAGTTTATTCTTGCTGTCATTCCATATAAATTTCTATCTGTTACCCAATTTCCATTTTTGTTTTGAGTAGCGAAAGACTTAAGAGTTTTATGTATATCATCTAGTTTTCTTAATTCTGACTCTGTTGCCGTAAGATTTTTTTTCTTAGTATTTAATCTATCAAAAGTTTTTTGAAGCGAGGCTGCGTACTCATCAAAATATGCAGCAGAACCTCTTAATGCACCGTCAACTTGTACTTCCATTTTAGACAACAAAACACCTACTCTATCTTTTACATTTTTACTTAACCTAGTATCTGCTTTAACGGCGCTTTCAAAATCTGAAGTTACACTTGTAGAACCTTTTACTGATTCGAGTATTTGAGCCAACCTATTATAGTCGCCTTGTTTAATTTCATTTCCAAAAATTTCTGTAAAATTACCGAAAGCTTCTGATGCTGCTAAGTCTAAATTTCTATAAAAATTATAATCTAAACTATTAAATGCATCGGCCAAAGATGACTTAAGAGCATTATTTGTAACCTTGCTGGATAAACCTGCAAACAATAGTTCCGCCCTAGTGTCTACTCTTAATACTGTATCTGCTATATCTTGTGTTCCGCCTCTCATGAAAGTACTTAAGCCTTTACCTGTTGCAGAAAGCTGTCTAGGAGAATATGTTCCCTTTTGTCTTTTTCCCAACTTCATTATTTTAGATTCTATTCCTTTTTCAGGATCTACACCTTTCTTAAGAGCATCTATTGCTGATTGAATATTTACTTCTGGAAGACCTGCATACGCTCTTAATTTAAGTATTTGTTCTTGAGTCAATAAATCTTTTCCAGGAAATGCGTATTGATACAAAGTAAATCCATCATCGCCTTCAAGTAGTGTTCCTAATAATTCTCCAGCTGAGTTTCTAAAATTCTTTAAATAATCTTCTGCTGTACTTTGAAACGGTATTTTTACTGTTGAAGGTCTTATTTCTAAAAATTCACTTAATACAGTTTGACCGTTTCTATCAGTCAAACCTGCATCGTCCATTAAAAATCCTAAACCAAGTTTTCTTAGGTCTCTTGCAACTTTTCCATTTGGTTGCATTTTAGCTCTTTTAATAATATCAATATTAATTTTTCTCATATCCGACCTAACGCCACCAAATGGAAGCTGTCTTCCAACTTGATATTCTGGATTTTGAGATAGTCTAGAATATGACACTATTCCTCTTTCGGTTGCAAAGTTCATTGCTTCTTCAAGGTTTTGAAATGCTTGACCAGTCTGATTAAATATAATTTGCATTGCTCGTCTTGTTCCGGTAACTGCTCCGGAAGCATCAAGTACGTCAACGTCTCTTTCGTCTAGCCTTAATACTTGGCCAACACCTAAAGGACCTTGTTCTACTAAATTTTTTAATATTGCTTTTCCAATATCTGGTCCACCATAATTTGTCAATATGTCTTCTATTTTTAAAGAAATATTTGCTGGATTAATTGGTCTTCTACGAGGCATTACCTAACTCCTACTGACATATCTATTCTTTCTCCAGCAAAGGGGGTAAATACAGGGGTCACAGAACCATCCATTCCCATATCTAACATAAGTCTTCTTAATCTATTTAAAGTATCTGATCTACCAGAACCAGACATCATAGATGGATAACTTGGATTTGCTAGATTTGCTTCTTTCAACTGTTGAGGATAGTAACCCATTTGAGACATCTCTATACCCATAGATTGTCCTATTTTTACTTTAACGTGCTCCATATTTGTATTTGGATGCCAACCTTCCCACTCTGAGCTAGGAAGTTCATTTTTACTAAAGTAATCAACTAAATCAGGTTTTTTCTCTACTTGCATACCCCATGCTGCTTGAAAAATTCTTCTCTCTAATCTTGGAGCTGTAGATAGTATTCTTTCTCTTTCTTCAGTTGGCGCATTAAGCATTTCCCTGAAGTGTTCTCTTTTTCTTTTTGGAATAGCTAAAGAAAGAGTCTCTACAGAAGCTCCATATATATCAGCTCCATACATTGTTCTTCCAGCTGCTGACTTATACCTTCTTGCTGTCTCTATATCTCCAGCTTGTTGTGCTTGAGAAGATATTGACATGTTTTTTACATAACTTAATATATCAACATATTCCTCTAGGGCCATTTGTTTTTTTCTTTCCTGAGGAATAAACCTGTCTCCAGTTACGGCTTCAGATATAGAACCATAGGCTCCAGCTACTGCTCCAGAAGTAGCTCCTATAAAACTTCCAACTACTTTAGCTCTTGGAGTAGCTCCAAACGCTGAACCTAATGCGCCCATTATGGCTGCTCCTGCTAGGGGACTTCTTTGAGTTGCCTTATATAACATTGGGGAAATAAAGCTTTCAAATGGTCTTTGCCATTCTGGGAATGTTGTTCCATAAATATTTTGCCTTTCCCAATCTTCTGCTGCTGTTCTTTTTGGGGAAAACTTAGTATTAAATATAGTGTCTCTATGAGCTAAATATTCAGCTGATCTAGCTAGGTAAAAAGATGTTCTTCCCATATTTGACTCTTCTGGAGAAGAGTATCTGTATTTATAAGAACTAAAGTCTTCTCTTCTAGTAGTGTTCTCTACTTGCTCTCTTGTTTGTTGTACTTTAATTCTTTCTTCTGGCGTTCTTATTTTATAGTTAATTTGTCTATTTAGCGATCTAAATTCAGGAGAATATGGAGCTACATCTCCTAGTATATTAAATTGATCTGCAGCTCCGTATCTTCCTGAATAATCTGAAGTTGGAGTATTAAATCTTTCATAACCAATACCAGGAAGTCTTAATTCGCCTTCCTGTATTCTAGTATATGGATCTCCTGTTTTAAAATTTATAAAATAATCAGGCCCTGGTAAAAATGGATACTGCTGACCTAACCTATTTTGTATTGGGTTTAGATAATCAACACCAGTTCTTTCTTTTGGAATAAAACGTCTAATAACTTCAGATATTTCTATGTTTCCTAATGGACCTTGTCCGGGCAGTGGAACGTCACCCATTCCTCCTAAGTTGAGGTCCCAAAATGCTCTACCTGTACCATATGCTTTTGATGCCGACTGTAAAACCGCTCTGTTTGGCTCAAAATCAGAACTACCAAAACCAAATTTTTCTCTTAGTGTTCCACCCATAAATCCATAAATACCTAATAGTTCTTGAACTCTGTATGCTGATTCAGAAATCTGAAAAGGAAGACTACCTTGCTCGATTGGTGAACCTGCTGGAACTATTCTAGGAGGAACTGCACCAGATAATTTAGGCGGTCCATATGCTCCTGATGTTAGTATTCTATTTTGTAAAGATATTCTTTCTGAAACATCAACGCTAGCTGTTCCCATTGGACTTCCTGCCAATGAAGACATTCCCTGATTAACGCTACCTATTATTGAACCAACTGCTATATTACTTTGATTTTTTGTTATAGCGTCTACTGATGCAAGGTCTGACCTTACTGCTCCAGATGAACTATAGGCGTATGCTTCTCCTTGAACTGAAGATAGATATGGATATTCTTTAGCTAAAGTTTGTGATCCCTTTTGGGTCAACAGGTATCCAGAAGTATCAAATGCTCCAGATTGACCAACTCTAGTATAATTAACTAAACCAGCTTCAAGCTGTTCTCTGTGCATTGTCTGTTGTGGTTTTAATATTTTTCCAACAGTTGAATTTAAAACTGAGGTTAGCGGACCCCAAGGTCCAGTAAAATACTCTCCCGTTACCGGATATGGTCTATCGCTATAGTGTTTTCTTTCAAACTTATACGGATCTAAAGGCCTTAATGGAGAAAAGTCATTATAGAATAATAGTTTTTCTGCTGGACTTCCATATGTATCTGATGTGAACATTGCTCCAGCTTGAAGCTTTCTGTACCACGAAGGTCTGTAGTACATAATCTTTCCACCTTGAAAAGGTGTATTACCAAGTGGCCAAAATCTACCTTGCCTAATTGGTACTTCTCCATCAACTAATTCTTCTCTCTTTTCTTGATAGGATAATCCTCCAGGTATTGCACCTGCGGCAATAGACTGAGCTTCTACTACTCCAGTTCCCAAAGCTCCTAATAGGTAAGGTGAATATACTCTTTCATTATTTATGTCTCTTTCATTTAAGAATCCACCTAATGTTCTATCGGCTGCTAAAACTGTAGATGAACCTGCAACTATTGGCAGAACTCTTTTACCAATCATTCCCCTTACATAAAGATCAACTGGACTCTTATACTTAGAAACATCTAGCTGCATTCCAAGTGTGCCAAAATATCTATTTAATCTTTCAATTGAATGACCAGGAATAACTGACATTCCAGAAAAACTTTGCGGATTTGAATAAGTGGTTACTCCTAATGCGCTACTTATCGCAGCAAATGGATCCCTTCCAAATTGCGTTCCAAAAGTTGGTATAAATGTTGTATTGGCGTTTGAGCCAAGAGGATTTGCTCTTTCATTTATTGTTGAATAAGGTGCTGCTCCAAATTGCTTAGTAAAGAATGGAACTATTCCAGTAAAAGGCCTTTTTATACTCGTTGTCAATAGAGATGTTCTTGAATCAATAATTGGTTTTATTAAATTTTTTATTTGTTGAGATGATTCAGCTCTAGTTATTGCTTGATATACAGTGGCCGTAGCATTTTGTAGGCTAGTAGATTTTGATGAATAAGTGGAAAAAGCTGCTGAGTTAAAAAGTGTAGATAAAGCGGCACCTTGTGCCTCTATTAAATCAGTTGGAGATATTGCTCCAGATCTTCTTAACTCTGTTAATGTATTTACTATACTAATTAATGGATCTTCTTGAATTGCTCCACTAGTTTGTCTTATAGCTGCATTTCTTAATCCTAGATATTTAAAAAGCTCACTTTTTATTTCATCTAATCTTGTTGTAATACTAGGGGAAGCTACTCCAGCTTGAGAAGGAGCCAATAAGCTTCCTTGTTCAAGAATTTGATCTATTCTAGAAAAATAACTTTTTACACGAGAAGGAAGAGAAACTACATTGTCGTCAATATATTTAAGTTCTTTTGCAAAGTCAACTGCTTGTTGAACTGTTTTTAACTTGGATACACTTTGCGGACCAGTTCCTTCTCTTTCTGCAAATTGGAATAATCTTGAATTTCTTCTTTCTATTGCAGCTATGACTTTATCGGAGAATCCATATCTAGATGTTCCCTCAAATAATCTTGTTGCAGAAGAAATAAATTGCTCATTATCTGCTACTAGTCTTCCTCTTTGATCAAAGACTGAGAACTTTGCTGTTGGACCCTCGCCTTGTATATCAAGTCTTAAGTTTCTTGATCCAGCTCTTGCAGATTTTTCTTGAACCAACTGAGATATTACAGTTGGATTATTTATATCTATTTTTCTTCTACTAAATCTTTTTGCTAATTCAAATACGGATGAAGATTGCTCGTCTGCAAAGTCTAATCTAGATTTTAATCTTTGACTTAAAGAAAGCGGTTGACCAGCTCTTACGGAAGACATGGCTTCGCCTATTAGACCAGAGGCATACTTTGCCTGTCTTGCTATAAATGCTTGACTTAAATTATTTCCTGGCCTATAGTATCCAGGTAGTTTAGTTACTGTTTGCTCTCCTGCCTCATCAATGCCATAGGCAGTAACTGTTCCTTTTGTCTTTCTTAAAAAAGATCTCTTTGTTTCATATATAAAAAATTGAGAATCTTGATGCTTTGATATTTCACCAAATGGTTGGACAGTATTACCTGGAACAAAATGGATTGGACCTTTTTTAGCCATTTCCTGCATTTGCCCAAGACCAAATAATGTATTTGCATTTAGGTGTACTATTGGAATTTCAAATTCACTTGCAAAGAAATTACCAAGAGATCTTATGGTTCCAGTTAATTTTGTTGTGTCAATTAATGTTCCGCTTCTATTCGCATACAGTCCATTAACTGTAGATTTGCCTATAGAAGTTGATATTGGATCATTGAATCCCATTTGCCTATTAATATCTAATAGGATTCTATTTTGTCTTTCATCAAGATAATTAAAAAATCCTCTATTTCTAGCCTCATCAAAACTGACTTGTCTTAGTCCTAGAAAGTTATATCCAGAAGAGCTAACTGGTTTTGTAAGCTGTTTATTATTTAATAAAAAACCCCTCAATGAGGAAAAGTTATTTGAATCTAAACCATTTCTAGCTAGCTGATTAGAAATAATATCATTTGAAACCATTCTTCCATTTGAGTCTGTTAGCTTTATTCCTAATACACTAGCTGCTTTTCTTTGCAGATATTCTTTTTGTGATGAATTAAGATTATTATTAAAACTTGATAAAGACATTCTTTCTGGCTTAAGTATTCCACCAGTATGGTTAACTAAACTTTGATCGTAAAAAGTTCTCCATTGAGAGTTTATTTTTGATTTAACATTTTTTTGAAATTCTTTTGTAGCAAAGATTTTGTTTGCATTACTAAGAGCTCTTTGTATTACATCTCCACTTAAACCACTGTCTGATGATAGACCTTTTATTCCAGTTGCTCTAGTTGCTATTTCCTTATAAAAATCAGGTCCTTCTTTAAAAATATCATCTTTACCAAAACCAAAAACTTGAGAAGTTTCTAGTCTTGCTCCACCTCTTGGTATCTTTTTTATTTGAACTTGAGATGAGAAAATTTTTGCTGCGCTTGAACTTGCGCCCTCATTAATTAAATGAGTTTCTACTTGACCTCTTAATTCTTTTCTAAGCAGCTCTTCAAAGAATTTACTATCTTTTGTCCTATACCTTGTTCCATAGGTATTATGACCAGCCATTAAATTATCTATTGTTCCAACAAATGATGTTAATCTACTTCCATGTTGAAATGCAATATCTTCTTTAGCTCTATTTAAAGCTACTCCAGCTGCTTCTAATCTATCTGCTTCATTGGGGTATCTCTTTTTAAAATGTTCTGATATATTTAATAGAGCTTTATCTTTGGATATTGCCTGAGTTAAGGCGTCGTAACCTTCTCCTAAAACTTTGAATCTTGTTTGAAACTCTGCAAAGCCAGATCTAAATCCACGAAGAGTTGGAATTAAATCTACTGCCCCATATCTTCCAGCTCCTTCAGCTGTTTTATCACCAAGAAAAACGCTCTTTGCAATTTGTGATAACGTAGATTGATGTCGATTAGCTATTATTCCTTGTCTAACGCTTTTAAATATTTGATCTTCAGTTGGTTTATCTAACCTAGATGCTTCTATAGATTTATTAAAAGCGCCAGATAATTGAGTTGAAGTTCTTATTACCTTATTGACAACCTTAGATACATCATGACCAACTTCGCCAAGAACAGTATTAAGATCTACGAATCTATTCTGTAATTTTTGTTTAAATGGCGTTGATGCACCACTATATAAACTAGTAGCTAAAGATCTTCTAGCTGTTGTTGTCGCTGCGCCTGCAACTTCAAAAGGGGCAAGTACTCCAATAGTATTCATCACAGATTGCTTTGCAAAGTCTGCTAGAACATCTACTGGGTTATACCAGTTAACTTTACTCTTTTGATCGTTATTCCCAAATAGGGGATCGGTTATACCTCTTTGTGTTGCATACATGGAAGGAAGTAGGTAAGGAAGCCTTCTTCCTAATCCTACTAATTTTTGCTGTATATCATCTCTTGCTGACCATATTGCTGGTGGCTCGTTAGATATTCCCCTACCTGCAGCTTTAATTTCTTCGTCAGTAAAATGCATTCCGTATCTAGCATTTTTTGCTGCGTTAGAATATCCTGTTGTAAGTCCACCCTCTGCTGTTTCAAGAACTAAATTCTTATAGAAGTAGTCAGGATCTACTCCTTCGCCTACAGTTCTAGACACCCCCTCTAGTTGATCTAGAACTCTTCTTAGCTCTCCAATACTTTCTACTGCTCTAGTAGAAAAGTTTGAGATGCCGACTTTGCCTTGCAAGCCTAGCTGAATCGTCTACAGTCTTTGCTAAGCGTAGTCCGCCTTTTCTAACAAGTGCACTTGCTGTAGTAGCTGCAACTACTGCTGTTATATTTGATGCAACAAATCTTAAAAATGGATGACCATTAATAGCTTTTGAAATTGCACCAGAATTAGGACTTGGTCCTTCCGTTTCACCTTCATTCAGTGGAACATCCCTAGAGGTTACGCCATGACCAAGGCTTGATAATGGGCCATTATCTCTGATCATTCATCCCTCCAAATTATCTATTCATTCCCCAAAGTTTTTGCGCTATAGGATCGTCGTACTGAGCTGCACCTTCTGTCTTAGACAGATTATGTCTTGCTGCTGTTTTCTTCTTCTTCTCTTCTTCTTCTTCAGGATCGATCAATTCAAGCCTTAATTCATTTGGCTCTATAGCGTGCATGTTTTGGGTAATTTCTATAATTCTTTCTGCTAATGCAACTTTTTCTGCCAGTTGAGAATAGGTCATTTGATCTAAATCTTCTGGACTATACGTCTTTATAGTAGCCAAAACAAAAGCTTTCATTAAGCTTCTTACCTGCATTGATTGCATTCTTTTTTGTTCCAATATGGCTTTTGCCGTCTTTGGATTACTAAAGCCGGAGGCGTCCAGTATTTCTTGGGCTAAGGACGAAACAAGTCCAGCCTGTATCTTATCTACGTCAAAATCTTCTGGATAAACAACAGCTGTTTTTATTATTTCGTCTTCAGAATCAACGGTTGATCCATCTTGGGATTCTTGAAGTAGGGCTATATAATCAAATTCAGAAAATTTTAATTCTCTAAATACAATTATTTGTCCTTTTACACTAGCTGTAAATATAGGTCCATACTTGTTTTTTAGTTGTAAAATTTTTTCAGCGTCTAGCATCTTGCTTTAGAGCTGTCTTACCTCTAAAGCCACAAATCCAGATGCCTCTAGAACCTCTTGGGCTATTAATGAAGGAAGTCCAGCCATCTCCTTTGTCAAAGATTCTTTATCAAAAGATGGGTATAGAATACATAATTCTGTGATAGCTTCTTCATTCCACATATTTGCTTCAGCTGAAGACAACTGTCCAGACTGAATTAATTGCTCCATCTTTTTAACTAACTGCTTGTATTCAAGTCTTGTTAAAGTTCTCCAAACTATATGCTTATCAAAAGATATAGATGTAACATACACTTCGCCATGTTTAGCTTTCCATACTTTGATTACACCAGCAGTTGGTCCGCCTTCCCATATTTCTTCATCATCTGGAAGGTCTTCTACTTCTCTACCCTCTTCTAACTGCTCCATTAACTGGGTATCATCAGCTTGTTCTTGTGTCATAATAGTGTTTTCTGCGTCAAGAATTGATTCTGTTTCTTCGTCTACAGATACTGTTACTTTTCTTTGGCTTGCCATTTTTTTTCTCCTACTTTTTTAAAATACGTATTTCATTACATTTTATCATATTATTTTTCACATAGTGGTATTTTTTGCATCTATTAAAATAATTAATTGTTATTTTAATTACTTATAATTTGATCCAGTTGGGGCACCGCTTGCAGCTCCACTGGTTTGTGTTGGTGTTGAATTAGTAGAGTTCGAACCTGATGCTGGTTGCTCTTGAACTAGGTTAGCAAGTGGGTTTGTAGAATCATCTGCAATTGTGTAATACATATCTCTTGCTATAAATTCGTAACCTTCTTGAAGAGGACTTCCTGTTGTATCGTAACCAGTAGACATGCTCAATAGCTGTACGTTTTGTAAAACAATTTTCATTGGAGTTTTTTGATTATTTACTTTTGTAAGTCTTGTATTATAGTCAGTAGACATTATTCTATCGTAATTATCAGCTGGATTAAAATTATTTGGAGCTTGTTGTGCGCCTTTTGCTACCAAACCATTTTCTTGAACACCATAATAAATGATTAAATTAAAAGGTGGGTGAGCGCTAAATATATTTCTGTTCGAAGATTCATACTGACCATTATTTGCAGGATCATTGGCTATTCTATCAAGTTGACTTCTTGACCAATATTTTAATATATTTTTTTCATCTTCAGAATTTAAACCTTCTGCACTTTCTGACAAAAGAGAAATGACATGCTCAGAAGGTTTTCTTCCTACGCTTTCACTTCTTATCTTTGCAGCTTTTTCAAGTAGCTCAGTCATTCTTCTAGGATATCTAGATACTATTGTCATACTCCCGGCAATAATTCTAGAGCCATACATTATGGCATCATAGTTATATGACCAAAAACCGTAAAGGGGTTGTTTTTCTTGTTTAACTGTAAATGTAAAATTTGATATTTCTAATTCATCAGTTGGATTAAATAATCCATCAATGTATATTTTTACATCCTCACCAGAAAAGTAATAATCATAATAAGTATTGAAATTACTATCTTCTCTTGATCTTCCAGCCCATTTTAAGTCTATATCTTTATTTAATGGATCAAATGAACTATCAGAAAATGGATAATCATTATTTGTTCCATTTGTTGAAATTACACCATCTGGAATATATCCACTAAATGGTCTATACGGTTTATTGTAATTTTTTGAGGTTGGCATTCTACTTTAGGTTCCTTAAAGTGGCTGTATTCTATCTATCACATTTCTGTATTCATTAGCTTTATTGCCGAAGAACTGCTCAGAAATAACCTTTGAGTTTACATTTTTTTCTATATCTTCTGGATAAGTGAAATCATCAGTTGGATCGTAGTGTATCAAAGGCTGTATTCCTCTAGCCATATAAGTGTATGTTTGTTCAGTTATTAAGTCATCAACAGACATCGTTTGGCCTTCATCAACTATAGTAATTCCATATATTTTCATTTTACCATATAAGCCATATTCATTAAAGAATGTTAAAACAATATCAAATGGTGGCAACATGTCTGCAAGTGGAGAATAGCCTAGTACTGCTAGTTTTCTCTTGAATTGTTTAATTCTATAAAATGCGTATTCATTGAATACTGTGAATATCAAAGATCCAGCTATAGTTCTTGGACCCTTAACAAAACCTCTAGGGTTAACATGTCCAAGTGTTCTTACTGGTGTATTTTCTCTGTGTATTGAATAAGATATTGTTTGAAGTTCCGCTATTTCTAAAACATCACCTTGAGATGCTAGATCCCCATTCTCAAGAATATCTGGTATAACCATTGTTGCTGCTATATCGACACCAGCAAAGGACATATTTGAAAATGGATCTGGAAGATTCTTTTCTGCTCTATATTTATTAGAGCCATTTTCGTAGGCTTGAATCCTACCAACTCTATCTATTTTTGATATATCTATATCAGATGGAATAACTGTTCCAGTAGAAAAGCTTGTAAATGTTATTTGTTCTCCTGGATTGGACATTTAATCTCCTTATAAATAAGTCAAGTGTGGAGAAGATCCCCCACACTTGACCTACTAAATTATTGTTAAAAAATTATCTTTATAAGATTATGGTCTGATAATATCAGGGTTTAGCTTAGATGACTTAACTGCATCTTTAGAAATTACATCTCCAAGATTTTCTGAGTTAAATCTAAATAGCTGATCGTTTGCTATCTTATACATTGGACCAAGCTCTCTAGCAACATAAGTCATTGTTTCTTCAATGACGATGTCATCCATAGATGCTCCTGATCCTTCGTTAAGAAGTTCAACTCCATATATTGATCTAGCTGCTGCCTGACCATATTCGTTAACAAATGTAATTGTTATGTCAAATGGTGGAATCTGGTCTGCGTAGAATGGAACCTTGCTGACAACGTCTCTTGTTTGATCTGTAAATTCTGCAATTCCTCTTCTGTGGTTTGTATCTCCAGGTAGTGTATTATGAGCTCTTGTAAAGAACTTCATTGACTCTGGTGTGTTATGGTGTTTATCCAACATAGTGTAAAGAGCTGGTCTATCAAAAACAGTAAAGATTAATGATCCAGCTATACCACGCTTACCTCTAGAGAAAGATCTAGGGTTTGGTGAACCCATTGTGTAAATTGGTGCCTTTTCTCTTGTTACTGAGAAAGTAATTCCAGAAAGAGCGCCAATTTCTATGCCACCAAATGTGGCTACAATATCTGCACCAGAAAAAGTAGTATATGTATTAAGATACTTATTTACTGGGCTGTCGTAATATTCTCCTGCCATTTTTGAACCCTCCAGTTCTTATCGGTTATATTAGGCTAAGTTTACAGACAAACGCACTTCGATGCTCTTAAGCTCGAATGCGGGTGTTACCACGAGGTCGATGATCGCCTTATTTTGGTTTGGAATATACGAGACTGCAAAGTCTGCATCCAATAAGGCTCCTAGTTGCATCATACCACGTAGAGCTGAGGTGATGGCTGTTTCCATCGAGTTTCTTACTTGGATAGTAGAAGCCTCACCAACGAATTTTTGACAAACTTGACGAACAAGTAGCGAGCATTCGCTAATAATTCTCATTGTAGAAATTCTAGTATAATCAGAAGTAGAAGCAGCGAAGCTTAGTCCTTCTGCAAATATTGGAACTCTATTAAAATTAAGAGCAACTGAGTTAACTCCCTTGTCGCTAAGGCTTGTCTGACCTGTTCTTGTTGGATTGTATCTAAGTGATGCGACATTATACAATACCTTATTAGAAGGTGAAGTGTAAGAAGCTAATCTACTAAGTGATCCAGCAAGTGATGCTGCGCCATTTGAATAACCCCATGTTTCTTTGTATCCAACTGGAATTAATTCTGCAGCTATCAAGAACAGATGTCTTCCTGCCTCGGCTAGTCTAGTGTAAATTATTTCTCCAGAGCTATTTGTTGTTGGAGTATTAATATCACTATCTCTATTTGCTAAAGTTGAAAGAGCAAGGTGAGATGAAACAACAGATGGAGTCATTATTTCTGATGCGCCAGAGTATGGCTTAACTCCCATTACAGCGAAGCATGGGTGTGTATTCTCTGAAATTTCTTTGCACTTTCTTGCAACTCTTGCTGCCATTGATTTATCAACTGTTGTAGTATCGTTTGCGTAGAATCCATTTTCATTATCATCAACGCTTGGTGTAGCAGCCCAAAGATCTGGATGTCCACCACGACCCCAAGCGACAATAATGTCTGGCAAAGCTGCTTCAGCTGCTTCAAAAGCAGCATCGAAAATACTATCTCCATCACCATCTAATACATCAGCAGTAACAGAAGATGTTCCTCTCTGGAACTCTGCATCAGATGGAAGTGGAACCATAAAGATTCTTTCAGCTCCAGCTGAAACTAATTCAATATATGCACGATGAAGGTCTGAATCTTCTCCAAATGCGGTAATAACGTCAGACTCATTGCTTACTTGTACAGCATCTAGGTTAGGAACATTTCCGTCACCGTCGTTGTTGTTTCTTCTCGCAATTACAACAACTCTTGGACCGACAGGAAGGTCTTGACGAGATATACTATAAAAGCGATCTTTAATAATTGTTTTTACACCAGGAATAGCCATTTAGCTTTAACCTCCATATCGGTACTAAATTTTAACTCATATCATATAGTAACAACCAACTTATAAAAACAAACTACCTTAATAATTTGGAGAGGCTGTTTGATATAGGTCTATTATGTTAATATCTACATTTTCAAAGTTTGGAGTAGCTTGAACTAAGTTTTCTGGCTCAGTGGCCATATAGGTCCTTATGTCCACTAGAATCTTTTCTATTCTTGATATTGTTGTAGATATTAACTTTTCAGTAGTTAACATGTAGGTAACGGTTCTTTTGCATACGTCTATGCCATTTCTATTTACTTTAGAATCTGACATTCTCCTAGAATAAACTAATTCGGAAGCCCCTAATCTTTTAAAAACTGGAGTGTGCTCCATCATAAAATCTTCAAAAACTTCCATTATTCTATCTGCTGCCTCGGCACCGCAATACCCAGGATTTTCGTCCCCCGGCACATCAGCCGTTGAAGCCCTAGTCATTACATTAAATCCAACTATATTTTGAAATCTTTGACCATATATTATTTCGTCTACATCTTTTGGTATAAATCTCGTTCTTGGTTTAGGCTCCGCAGTGTGTGCTCTTTTTAGTTCTAGGTTATAAGTGATAATTGGATACTTTGCTATTTCTCCACTACTTTCTGCTTCAAAATATATCTGTGGATAAGCGTTTTCCCAAAGAGCTTTTACTGTTGCTATAAATTCAATATAACTTAAATTACCTGCTGCTTGAAGCGGATCCCCACTATAAACTCTACCTGTAAGAACATCGTTCTCATTTATGCCTGGTATATTAAATGCATTTTGTGGCATGTTAGGCTCCTGGTCCTGTTAAAATATTAAAATTAATTTTCTTTAAAGAATTAGATGCAGTTATATCTATCTCTAAGTAAATTTTACCTTTTTGTTTTTTGTCTGCGTATATTTCAAATCTGTAGTCTCTAATTATAGAAGGTGTAGTATTTTTAAGAGTATTAAACATAGATTGAATTTTTTCTTTAATTATATCATAAGAAAATTTACCTATTGTAGAATTTGCTATTCCAAGTATCTCATTTATGACCATAGCTGTTAATCTAACACTTGGCAGGTTTGACATAGAAGGATTTTTTGATAGAGTTAAGTCTTCAGAAAGAATAACTTGATATGGAATATTTCTTCTAGTTCTATTATTTTTTATTAATGTATTTATCTTATTATTATGAAGCTTAGCTACCTCAAAAGCCGTTATCTCAGAACCGTATTGGGAGTATGCGCCTTTTAATTGCTTTCTATTTAATCCCATATATACTGGCCAATTAGATATTTGGCCGGCGACTGCGGCTGCGATACTTGAAGTATAAGAGTATCCTATTAATGGATAATTAAAAATAGCTTCTCCATAGTACAACATTATGTGTCTACCTGGATCTAATATATTTCCATCGTTTGGATCGATGTACTCCGGCATATTTTGATTTTCGTCTTTATATAATTCTGAAACAAAATTTGAATCAGACATAGTCTCTATATCTGTTTGATTGATTCCGCCAGTTCTAGATCCTATTATCCCTATTGTTATTGTTGATGAATTTATATATAAATAACTACAGAGATCCATTAATTGCCTAACAAAATTAATATTATTAGATCTAATAAAAGAAACGCCAACAGGAACAACTATGTCTATAAAATCAAAATCTTTTGCAATTTCATATGTATCTTCAAGTCTTTCATAATATTTTTCATAAAAACTTAGAGTAGATGGAGATGCTCCTTTTTCGCTAACAAAACCTGCTATAGGAGTGTTTAGTTTATTATAGTCATCAACATATTCGCTCATAGGAGCAGATATCATGACATATATGTCAGTGCACCCAGCTCCATGACAGCTCAATACTGCTTGAAGTAATGGAGAATTTTTATTTCCATTAAATAGATTAATAGCTTCTTGTATTGAAGATATTCTTTTTATCTCATTTATCGCCAGTGCGTCTGAATCTGCATGTCCTATTAGTAAAACAGAGTTTGTTCTAAATGGTTGAAGTGGCTTATATATTGCATTTACTTGAGAACTTGTGGATAGGGAAGGATTATTTTTCAAAACGACTGGAGATCCATCTTTATCTCTAAAAACACTACCAGTGGGATTAACTAATGTTAAATCTAAGTCTTCTGACTGTAAGCTTATAGTAAAAACATTTGACTTTGGAGTAGACAAAACTTGATGAACTCCATCAATCTTATTATCAACTCCATATATTGTTACTACATCCTCTTTGTTAAGAGAATGATTATCTATAGTTGACAAAGTAACTATATTATCTTCTATTTTTTTATATTGAATATGTATTGGTTTTTTATTTTCTTGTGAAACTACTTCAAAAAATAATTCTCTAACTTCTGCTGCATTACCTACTGAAGCTCTTAAAACAACTGTATATTTTCCTGGAAAAAAATTATTTGGTATCTTATAATAAAAATTATATAGTCCTTCTGATTCTCTTTCTATGTAATTATTTTGAAGTATATCTTTTAGATCTTCATTACCACTTTGATTAATCTGCTGAGATATTGGTATACCATAGTCCGGAGTTGCCGACTGCGCGTTATAAACAAATGGGCCATCAACTATTGGACCTGAACCATTGTGTCCTTTTGTTATCCAAATTTTTATATCATTTATATTTAGCCCATAATAAGGCGTAGCAAGAGAGTCTCTGGTTTGCCAGTTCTGGTCGATTTCTATTGGGTCATAAAAATCACCATCTAAATTAAAAATATATTTAAATATTACATTTTGATTGTTTGAATACATTGACATTTTACACCGGTGTTTCTCTTGTTGCTCCAGCAACCCAATACTCTATTTTGCCAAATCTACCTCTCATTGGAACTGCATAATCTATCCTATATACAGAATTCGGATCTGCATGTCCTTGGATGTTTTCATATATCCTATCTCCAGTTCTTGGATTTACTGATGAATCAAAATAGTATATATACTCAACTGCATCAGTAATATTTCCTTCTGAAGATTCTTTTAATATATTTACCAAGTCAGAATTAGCTGGATACATATGTCTAGTTGTAACTCTTTCGAATCTTGAGGAATAATTATAGCTGTCATCTAGTCTTCTCTGAAGAAGAACGTCATGACCCCATTTTCTTAAAATTTCCTTGAAAGTTCTAGATAAATTAGTCACGACTTCTTAAGCCTCTTTTTGGCATTGGGTCATCGACTATGGTGTTTTTTCTTCCTGGACCTAATAGATCTCTATCGCTCAAGTGAACAACTAGTCCAGTTTCTGGATCTATTGACTTTCCTGTTGTTGGAACAAAATTAGTAGGAAGACCTTTAGGTTGAACTCCCTTCATTGATACCTTACTTGCTAATAACTCTTTCCTAAGAGCCGCAGCAAGTTGGCACCAAGTTGTCGCATTACCTCTATTTACTCCGGTCCTTGGAAGTGATCTATTTGTTATAGACAAATCACCAAGTTTAACTGAAAGTTCATCTTCTCCTCCGTAACCATAAGTTCTACTTAGCTCACATGCGGCAGCAGCTTTTATGTATTCTAAAGCGGTAAAATTTAATCTTGGGTCTAGATCCCTATCGTCAGAAATTGAATATATTTGCTTAACCTCGGATGAATAATGATGAATCAATTCGCCTATTTCTATTAGCGTAGCATCTGGAAAAAACGGAAGTAACTCTTCTGGATCCAAGTATAATGGAGTTACATCTGCAGCAAAATATAGCACTTCGTCTGCCCCAAGTGTTACTGAAGGCTTAAAGTCTGAAGTTGGTGTACTAACATATATTTGTTGATTAACTGTAACATATGTTCCAGAAGAAAGAACTCCAACAAATCTTATTGTATATTCACCAGCTGCTGTAGGGGTGTAGTCATAATAATACTCGTAAGAACTTAACTGTACTGGAGTAGTACTAAGTACTTCTTGGCCAGCGGAATTGTCGATAGTTAGGCTTACTGAAACTGGAGAAACTTCTGTCTGCTCCCCTGTCTCTGGGTCAATGTCTATAAATTTAACCTTAAGACGTACCGTATCGTTTATCATTATTGGAGAAATTGACATTAAAACCTCACTAATTTTAAAAAAATATGTTTACTGATATAGTAGCGATATAACTGAATTAAATTACTAAACTATACTGAAACACTAACGGTGCCGGATACCGAAATGCTAACTGTATCAACGCCAATAAATGCCTGCACATCTTCATCCAACACTTGCACTTCAAGTATACCAGAAGGAGCGTAGTCTATGCCCACTACTGCTATAGTAGTTGCTTGAGTATAGTCTTCAGATGTAAATACTAATAAAGTTAAATTATTTAAAATAATTGGCGAATTTAATGACGGTGCTAATATTGCAACAGGGCCAGAATAGTAGATATTTGGTTGGCTGTAAGAAATTGGAGAATTATATAACATTAAATCTACCTTCTAGATGTTTACCGTAATAGTAACTCGAAGCATTAGATCTAATAAGGCTTTTTACCCTTTATTGTAGTTCTTCTCATAACTCTTCTTTGACCCTTGTAATCATGTAGGGCGTTATGTATTACAGATCTATTATCCCATATCGCTAAAGTTCCAGGTTCCCATTTTATCCTACATGTAAATACTTCTTTTGTAGAGGCCGCAAAAAGTAACTTTAAAATAGCCTTTGATTCCTCTACTGAAAGTTCAACTATTCTATTAGTATAAGACCAATTGACATAAAGAGATTTTTTACCTGTAACTGGATGAGTCACAACCAATGGATGTATTACCTCAGTATTTGCTTTTGATTGATTATCTGTCCCTACTCCAGATAAGTTATTGTTAGAGTAATATCCACCTTTTCCAAAGACTAATCCAACAGTATGCTTAGAGTGAAGATTATCAATAAATTCTTTCATTTTTTCAGACATTTTTTCATAAACTAATATCTGATTAGAGAATAAAGTATCTCCACCATAACTTGGCAGTTCTACTGCGTACAGTAGAGTTATTGCATCTGGCTCATCCAAAAACGTTACGTCTGCGTGCCAGTCTCCACCAAAATTTCCTGTATCATCTGGATTTGTAATAACATCTATTATTTCTGGATATTTAGAATTTCCTTTTATATATGGATGGGTATTAAGTTCTCCAAACATTTTACTAATTTCGATTTGTCTTTCAGGGGACAAATTTTGATCTCTAAAAACAATTACAAGATTATCTAATAGAGCTTGATTTATTAGTTTAAATAAATTTTCATCTATATGATTAGATAAATCTACGTCATATATTTCTGCCCCTAAGCTGCCGGTAAGTTTCTTAATTTCCATTTTTATTTTTCTTTTCTAAAGAATCCTTTATCAGGTTTGGCATATACTTCAGGTCTGTTCCTGGTGAATTTTTTGGTATTCCGTATGCAAAAAATTCTAAGTATACATATCTTTCGCCACTAGTAACTGGAGTAACTTCATGAGTTCCCATGTAACTAGATGGATATAAAACTGCTGATCCTGCTTTAGGGCTAAAATCTACTCCTGCGTATTTGAATTTTATATGACCGCCAACAAAATTATCTCCATTTAGATCTTCTTCTGAATCAACACAATCATTAAAATATAGCGCACAACTTATAGTATTGTGTATCGGATATTCATTTTTTGGAAGGCCATCAAACTCAAATTGAATTTGATCATCACAGTGAGGTCCAATCCATCTACCCTTATTGTATCCAGCTATATGAGCTGAACCTCTCCACCAAATTGTTGTTGCAGCCTCAGGATACAAAGCGCAGTACTCTACAAGGCATTCATACAGTGCATCTTCGCATTGTTTTATAAAATTAACTACTTCTTCGGAAGCTTCTCTGCCTGAAGATTTTCCTAGTAAGTCAACAAATCTTTCTGGAGCTTCTGGTATGTCGTTTATTTCAAATTTAAAACCTGTTTTGTTTATTGCATACTTTTTTCCATCTTCTTCTAAGTATGTAAATGTTTCCTCTTCTGCTTCCCTAAGCCACTTTATATAGCTATTAAAAAAATTTCTATCTAATTCTATGGCGTTATCAAAAGAAACTATACCGCCACCATGGTTATTTACTTTCATATTTTTTCCTTTTTAATTCTATTATATACATTATAGCACTTTTCAAGTTTTTGTATATTTTGCTTTAGATAGTTTATAACTTCTTCTTTTTGTGTAAAGTTATGGTTTTTATCATATATATTTGTTTTTTCTAGATGTTTATATTTTTGTAGATTATCTTCTACAATATTAAATTTTATTTTTATTTTTTTTAAAATTAAGTATGGACTATTAACTATATCATTAAAATCCACTACACTTATACTGTAAGTATAGGGTAACTTAAATGGTATTGATGTTAATCTAAGATAATAATTTATAATACTGTCAAGTATAGTTTCGTTATTTATTTCAGCTTTTGTATATCCATATGTAGAAGATATAGCGTCTAATGGATCTCTTATTGTTAAAAAACATTTTTTACCTATTTTAATGTTTTGATAAAACGGATTCTCCATATGGTAAATGTCGTCAACAATTGCAATTGTCGGAAAACACTCTAAGATCATTCTTCTAAAAGTGTTTGTAGCTTGTCTAGGAAATCCATCTACGTAAAATATATCAGTTGTATTTTCATCTATTTTTCTAACTGGCCAATTATCCCAGTCTATATTTTTGTTTATATTTGGCTCAATCCATAAGTTTTTTTCTTCACTATATATCCATGGACCTGAGTCTGGCGCATTATTCTGAAAATAGTGTTTCATTTTTATTAGTTATTTCAAGTGCTTTTTTATATAATTTGTAAGATTTTTTAATTTTTCTTAAATAATATCTGTTAGTTATTAGTAATGATTTAATATAGTTGTCAGTTGAACTATCATACTTTATTGAAGCATGTCTTGGCTTATTGTCGTTTTTAAATTTTAGATCATATTTTTCAGAAAAAAATTTAAGAATTTTATTATTACATTCTTCAAAGCAAATGTAGTCTGTGTGCATTTTTACAATTTTATCAAAATGAATAAGATAAACATGTTTTTGATTTTCTATAAGAAAATCTAGATATCTATTATAAAATTTAACAGAATATAATATACATTTTTTTGGTATCTTATTTTTACTTATATAAATATCTTTAAATTGATCCGTAAAAATTGTCCTGCTAATAAATGAACTCAGCGCATCATGGGGGTCTCTTATGGAACTTATTACTATTTCACCTTTTTTTATGCGATCATAAGTAGAAGAAGTAACATGAGCCATTGGATCTGGTATCAGTATATCTGGAAATACTTGAAGAAGTATTGATCTTAAGGTTGTGTTTCCTTGTCTAGGAAAACTATCTACATGGAATACTTCTTTACTGCTTCCATCTTCTCTTCTTAGGGTATAGAAAGATTTCATTTCTTCTATTAAATTAGAATTTTCTATCCATTTATTATCTATTTCACTAAAAACCCAGTGTCCTGCATCTGGTCTATTATTTGATTTACGTTTTATAATTATGGATATAGGTTTTTTATTTTTATTCATTTTAATAATTTGATTGAGTAATTCTATATTTATCAGAAGATTCGTCATAACCTTTTGATTTTAAATATTCTCTAAAATCTTGAGCAAGGGTTGGCATGTAGATATTTGTGTCGTGAAGTGCATTTGTTGGGTCTTTTATTGGATCTGTTACACTTTCGTTAACAGCTGGATTTGGAGTTCCTTGACTATACCATCCTAGATATGAGTACCTAACTCCTCCGGATACCATTTTAACCTCATGTGCTCCCATGTAATTAGAAGGAAACATTAAAAGGTCTCCCTTTTTTGGTTTATATGTTATATCTAAATAATTAAAATAGTGCTCTCCACCAGTAAAATTTTTACCATTTAATTCTTCTTCGGTATCAACATGATCATTAAGGTATAAAAGATTTGTAACCATACTTCTAAGGGCTAGCTGCTCATTAGGTTCCCAGACTCCATATATATAATCTGCACTTACATCGGAATGAGTACCAAGGTAAACTCCCTTTACATACTTAAGAAAATGTCCTTTAACTTTCCACCATATGCACTTAAAGGCTAGTGGAAATAATTCTAAGTATTTTAAAAGATATTTATCTTTTGAATCTTCCATAAACTTAAGAAATTCCATAACATCTGAGTCTTTTCTTTGATGAGTTGCAGATGCTCTCTTCGGCATTAGGTTTATGCTATCTAGGCCAAAAAAATAGCCACTTCTGTTTACGTATATCTCTTGTCCAGTTTCTGGATCAATTCCAGGCTTATACATCTCGTTCCACTCATCTTCAATAAAACCCTCTACCTTACTTTGAACCCAATCCCAATCTAAGTCTATACAGTTTCTAAAAAGAACAACACCGCCACCTAAATGTTCTGCATTAACGTCATTGAATCTCATTTTGTTTATTTCTTTCTTTTTCCACTTCTTGTTTAGTGTTATTACTTGTACTAATTCTACCAGATGCTCTTAAAAGAGTAGATATTTTATCGGTATCGTTGCCATATTTACCTGTAACATATTCTATATAATCATCAAATAGCTCTGGCATCCAAACTTGTCCGCTATCTACTATATCAGACTTATCTCTAATATGAATTCCTCTTTCTTCATCTGGAGACCCTTGTGCAAAGTATCCAACATAGCCATATCTATAGCCGTCTTGACATGGAAAAACTTCATGTGTAGCCAAATAGTTTGAAGGAAACATTATGATATCTCCAGATTTTGGAGAATATTCAATGTTTGCATATGGAAAAAATATTTGTCCTCCAGTATATCCATGCTTATCTTTTTCTTCAGGTGAATCATAAGAACTGTTAAAGTACATTATAGCGCCAACGACATTTCTTATTGCAAGCTGTTGATCTGGTATCGCTCCTGGTTTATAGTTAACATCATTATCGCAATGAAGACCAAAGCTACTACCAGGAGAATAGGCAACAATATGACCTTGAGTTCTCCACCATAGACATGGAAGTATCATAGGAAAAATTTCTACATATCGCAATAAACAACTATATATTAAATTTTCACAATTCGTAAAAAAATCTATATATTTTTGATCTTTATCTGGAGTAGCAAATTCCATAATATGTGAACATGAAGTTTCTATATCTTCTATCACATATCTGTGTCCAGATCTATTTACAGCGTGGGAGGCTACTCCGTTTTCATTATATATTATTGTATAATCTTTTTTTACTGCTTCATTTTTTAATGAATACAAATATGGAATAATAAAATCTTGATCAACATCAATTGCATTTCTAAAAAGAACTATTCCAGTACCTAAGTTGATTATTTCCATAATAGTTCTACTTTATTTTTTGCGGAACCGTATTACATGGTCCTTCTGGAAGGTCTTCTGAGTGTTCTTCTACCTTATTCTTATTTTCTTCTAAATCTTCCTTATTCAATTCAACAGCTTCATGACTCTTACTATACTGGGCAACTTCTCTACCTTGATATACGGGATTCCATCCAGCTTCTAACCCGTATTTTTCAGCGTTATTTTCCCACCTAGAGTGCTCAGATCTACAGTAGTATTCGTAGTCATCAAATATATTATTAAACCAAACTGGAGGACACCATTCAAAGCTTTCTTCTGGTTCACTTATGACTATATTGGCAGATTTATCACTAGCACCTTGGCCAAAGAATGTCAGATAGGAGTATCTTACTCCTTTTCCCATTCTTTCTACATCATGGGCTGCTACATAATTAGTTGGAAAAAATATTACGTCACCCTTTTTTGGTTTATATGAAACATTTAAATGAACAAATCTTAAATGTCCACCAGTGAAATTCTTTCCATTTAAATCTTCTTCGGTCTCAACCCAGTCATTTAGATAAAGTAAAGCTCCACAAGTCTGCCTAGATGCCACCATTCCTCTTGGCATATACCTAATGCCTTTAGTTACCTTATAGTTAGTATCATTATCAGCATGGCAGCCGAGTATTCCACCATCACCATATCTTAATATGTGCCCTCTTGTTTTCCACCAAATCGATCCTATCATTAAAGGGTAATAATCTATATATTTAATAAGGGCTTTATATATTTGATCTTCTAAATAAATAAACCAATCTTTAATTTCTTTTTCTGTATTTGGGTTAACTGGATCAAGTATTCTAACAGGAGCAGATGGGACATCTTCTGGCCTATATCTAAATCCATCTTCGTTTATGGCATATTCCTGACCATCTTCTGCAGTTATCCATTTCCATCTATTTTTATTTGCTACTTCAACTCTTGAATCTATATGTGATAGGATTTTTTCTTGATCTAAATCAAAAACATTATGTATAACAACTACACCAGGAGCTAATTCCTCGGATTCAAATTGTCCTATTTCTAATATTTCTTTTTCTTTTATTTCAGGAGAAACAGGATACGGATCAGAATTTAAATTATCTGTATTTCTTTTTGACCAATCTTCTTCTATCATCCCAATACCTCATCTATTGCTTGCCTAATAGTCCATCCAGCACCTTGTACTCTAGGAACTTCATCTAGTGGCATATCTTGCCAATTAAATCTTGCTATCATTTTTCCATCTCTTGAAACAAGAAATTTTTCATAACCATGTGGTATTCTAGCTATTGCTTGGCCAGCTAAGTTTTGATTTTTTATTGCTTCATCTGAAGTATTTGCAGTAAAGTCATCATAGTTTCTTTTTTCAACGCCTTTAAGATAGGCAAACGCATCGTGTTCATTTTTTCCATTTACTTCTACTTTTTCAAATATTGGAAAACTTACAAAGCTATAATTTTTTTCTATAAAATTTTTTATTTCTTCATTTGTTCCTGGATCCTGTGACCCAAATTGATTACATGGAAATGCTAGTACGGAAAAACCTCTGTCCTTAAATTCATCATGAACCTTTTGAAGCTGCCACAATTGTCTACACGTTCTAGCATAGGACCATAGATTTGAGCAGTGAGGGGTATATCCAGATTTAGATGCTATATTAACTACTAATGTTACTTGTCCATCAAATTTTGAAAGATAGCTTTTTTCTCCGGAAATAGAACAAGCTTCTATTTTATATAGACTCATTTAACGCTCCTTCAAAGTTTACTTTTAAATACTCATCTATTTTAATAGATCCAAACATTAAACTACCTTCTATTGATCCATCAAAAATAACTTTTGCTTTTATTGGAGTTTGAGCTGTTTCTTCCCAATGTATAAATTTTCCGTCTGATATTTTTATACTTGTAAGCTTTAAAAATCCCTTATCATTTCCAATGATTCCATAAAAACCATTTTCATCTGAAAATAGATCAAAAGTATAAACCTCATCTCCAAAAGGAGTATCAACTGATAATTTCCACTTTCCGAGCATTAAAATAATTCCTTTATTCTAGAAACACAATAAGTATATCACAGTATATTATTCAAAAACAAATAGTTTTTCCGTGTAGCCTATTGGTGGATTATCTTTATGCCAAACATTAATTCCCATAATATAGCGTTTTCCATTATTACCATTTTTAGTTGTTCCATGTATTACCATTCCTGCGTCAAATATAATTAATCTATTAGGAATATAAGCTATTTTATCTACCTGACTTTGTGGCCTATAATGGCTCATTAGGGCAATGCTTTTTTCTTTATCTTCATCTTCACCTTGGAATGTAGCTAATTGATATCTTTTATTTAGATCAATGTCAACTTGACCAGAATGAATTTCTAAAAAACCAGCCTCGTTATCATCATCTACGTCGAAGTGGGCATAGTACACTGCGCCTAAAACTGGACACCTAAATTCACCTGTTCTTTCATAAAGAAAAGTGTCTTCATCTAAATGAAGAGGTAGATACTGCCCGGGACCATAGGTTCTTGTCCAGTACTCAAATCCAACTACTTCATCTGTACTACATGGTAGATTGGGTTCCCAAATTTGTTGAACTAACCTTTTTTTGACAGTATCTGCTGGACTTTTCCACCATCCATCCCAAAACATCCATGGGGAATATATGCTAGATTCTCCATGATATATATTTCCTGTTTTCAACTGTCTTGGATCGTCTCCCATTTTATTTGGAAAAAAACTAGAATCATTTTCTATATCTTTTAAAAGATTATTGTCTTCTATGTAATTATCGATTATTTTAATAGTCTTTTGTGCTTCTAGTATTTTTTTATTATTATACATTTTATTCATAATAAAAAGAACCAATTTTTAAAGCCATAGGAGGAACACTCTTATGCCAAACATTTACAACCATAACTTCTCTTACTCCAGATTTTGCTGCTGTAGCACTATGAAGTACATGTCCTGCATCAAACATAATTAATCTATTAGATTTATAGGCAATTCTTTCTCTTAACTCTATTGGAGCTATATAATCCTTAACCATATCTTGCTCAAGCACATCTTTGGTATGGTCAACTAATTTTTTTGGATGTATCTCCAAAAAACCACCTTCTTCATTTTCGCATCCATAATAAATTGATCCAGCTATTGGACCGGCATATATTCTTTCTTTCTCATAAAGGAAAGTATCTTCATCAACATGAATAGGCAAGTATTGGCCGGCGTTGTAAGTTCTTGTCCAATATTCAAAACCTAATATATCTTCTAATGGGTAATTTAAATGAGGTTCCCATATTTGTTTTATAATTTCTTTTTTAAGAGTATTGGTATCACTTCTCCACCAACCGTCCCAAAACATATACGGGGCAAAGCATGATGATTCTTCATAGTGATAGGAATTTGGTTCTGATACTAATTTTTCCTCTGAGTTCATTATTCCTGGAAAAAATGTACTATCTTCTTTTATTCTATTTAAAATACTTTTATCTTTAATATAGTCATCTATTACAATCATAGTTAATTCTCTTTTTTTGTAAAATTACTATTATCAAATAACCAATATGAAAAATCAATATCCTTCTCCCAAATTGGAGAGTCTTTTTCTTTTTCTAGTTTCCAATTACCTTTTTTAGCAGCTGCTGCGGATCTTTCGTTTGTCTTCATAACCCATCCACCAAATACGGTTATATTTTTATTTAAAGTTTTTTTAACTAAATTTTTTCCTAGCTCTTTAGACAAAGAAGTTCCCCATGTTTCTTTTTCAAGAAATGAATAAACATTTGGGTATTTATTATATTTTTTTATGTCTTCGTCTGTAACATCTTTACCTGATAGAAGTAAAATATCAGTGTCATACATTAGGTATGATATGCCAGTGGCTCCAGTATTATTATTTTTTACATAGAAAGCGAGGGGCATTTTTTCTATCGCTTTAATCCACCAAGAAATTGATCTTACTTCTAATCTTTCTAGAATTTGATCTATAGAATACCCTGCTTTAATGGCAATATTTGGCCAAGCGCTTGACCAAACTGAAGAATATACGCACGCATGCTCGTAGCAAGGTTTTACATCTATTACAGATAAACTTTCCATCTGCATATTATATCACTTATTTAGCTTTTTACTATTACTGTAAATCCTATAAATGTTGGTATATGATAGCTACTTGCCCCAGGTAGAGCTCTAATTCTTTCGTGCAAATCCCATAACGGAGACTGTGCTTTTTTGGCATACAGGTTTGTGTAGTCATTGCTTATCAATACTAAAATTATGCCAGACTGCGGAAGTGCGCTGTATAAATTTTCTAATATATCTGGATTTGCATTGGACGTCAGGTATCCACCATTTGTGACTATTAAATCAACACCATCTGGAATAACAGCATTTTGTATATCTAGAGGATCGACAACGTTTAACTGACTTTCTAAACCTTCGGCTATGACATACTCTTCTCTGTATACATTTTCGTCATTTGGAACATATACTTCAAAATCAAAAGCTTCTTCTAGATATTCATGAGGAAATGAAACAAAACTTGGATTAGTGAATAATACAGCGTTTGGTCTTGCGGTTTTAATCACCATTTCTGCTTGCATAGTACCAAAATTAACCATATCATAATATTCTACTAGACCCTTGGCTATTAACTCATAGTTGTGAAATTCAGTTGGGAATCTACCTATTGAATTAATAGATCTATCAACATCTAATCCAACTTCGTTATAATAAACTTTTTCACAGCGTTCTTTTAATTTTTCATCAGAAATAATCTCAGAATGCTTAGTCTCGCTAAGTACCATAGCATTTACTATTGTATTTAGTAGGTTTATCTCTCTTTGGCCATTTATATTTCCAGAGGTCATTTGCGACATTATTGTTCTCTTTTCTTAATAAGATTATAATAATACATCGACTCAGTTGCTAGTCCAAGTATTTTATTTCTAGTAGATTCAATTTCTTTAACCTCTTCACTAACAGAAGATAATATCGGATAAGCTTGATCAACTATTTCCCTTATTTCCTGCATAGTTATTGTAGATAGTCTATTTTCAGGTATATCTAAGGAGTAAAAAATAGATAATAGTTTTGACTCTATATATTCTTTATATTTATTTTTATCGTATTTCATAGTTTCCTTACTTTTAGTTATCTAATAATTTATCTAATAGTGGGGTTTGCTTTACAAAATTCTCTACACCTGGACAAAAATAATTAGAACCTGGTGTTTCGTCTGTTCCAAAAATGTCTTGAAAAGCTTCTTTTATTGACGAATACTGTCCATCTATATAATTAGTCCACTTTTCAGATCTATCACTTAAAGCTCCAGTATCCTCTAAATGCCTTAAGTGGTCCATGTAGGCGTCTTTTAATTGCCTATCTGTTCTTTCCTGATGGATATGCTCTGGTTTAATTTCTATCTTTGCCATAATTATCCCTTTATTTTCTTAAGATCCTCTATGGCATTATATAAAACCACGTAACTTGAGTAGTTTTCAGAAGATTCTTCTGGTAAATTTATATTTGAATCAAAATCTATAGAGTCTGGATCTATAGCTAATCTTAAGGAAAGTTGATATATAAAAATTTCTTTTGCTTTTAAAGCATTTTGTTTAGCTTTTTCTTTTTGTGAATCTGTCAAATTAAACATCTTGATACCCTAATTCCTTTAATTTTGAATCAACTAGTTTTATAGTACTTACTAAATTATTCATTGTTTTGTGCATTAAGCTTATGTGTAGTTCTGGTTTTATTTCCGGAATAAAAGAATAGACCGTAAAACTATCGACTGGAAAAATATCTTTATTATTATCCGCTAATAATAGTGCTCTTTCAAGAGCAGTAAATCTTTCGTCAGTTAATATATCTAGTTTTTCTTTTCTTGAAATTAGATCAAAATTAGACATTATAACTCCCTATTACAAAGCGCTTTCGTTTATCTATAGTAATGCTTTAATCTATATTTATAACTCTGGCTCATTTAGTTTAAGTAGTCCAGAACTTGCTGGCCCTATTCTCTCGCCTTTTTCGTTTAATCCTGTTTTTATGCCCTTCATCCAAGTCCATGGTTCTTCTTGATTTTTCTTCATCTTAGCCTCACCATAAGACATTCTTTGGTCCATTAAATCAGGCTTATCCCATAAGTTTTCTACTTTAAATTTAACAGATTCCAACAAATCGTTCTTAACTATAGTGAAGTGCATAAAAGGCATTCCTTTTGGAAATATAACTGGCTCATTTATTTTTGTTATTTTCCAGTTCATATTAAATTCATCTGGCCACCAAAAACTTGGTATTGTTGCCGATAACGGAACAGCCCCGTCGACAAAATAGTTTGGAGAACCTGATATATAAGTACTGTATCCTTCCTCTGTTCCAAAAGCCCATCCAGTAGCAAACGACATTATTCCAATAATACTTGGAATAACAACTGATCTTGAATTAAGAAATTCGCCCTCTAATACTTTTGGAGGATTATTTGACCCATCCCACTCTACTACTACATCTTGTTGAAGAACTAGTTCCCATCCACTAACGTTTGCTACAGTCATTGGTAGACACTGGTAAGCATGCTTGTTATAGGTGTCATCCATCCAGTCTCTTTTTAGACGAGACTGTTTTATCTCTGGAGGATTTTGGTGAGTTCTAGTTAAAGTAATTATTGTCATACTTCTGTCATTGGAGATAGAATGTCATTACTTAAGGTTTTATTTGGAGCGTCATACTTTGGAACATTAGTGCCATATTTTATGTCTTGATGATTTTTATCATTATAATCGTACATTGTTACCGCAGAGTACTTAACCCCATCTGTTATTTTGAGTGAAGCGTGAGCATATATAAATGTTGAAGGGAAGAATACTACGTCACCCTTCTTTGGTTTAAATGTAATATCTAAATATGGAAACCAAAGCTCTCCACCTTCGTATTCATCATTTAAATAAGCCACTGAAGAAACTGTACAGGTATATGAAAACCCATGATCTGCGTGAACCGCAAAGTGTTGATCTTTTCCATATCTAACAAAATTTATAGCTTCTTGATATTCCATTTTAAAGTTGTATCGTGACTCATAGTGTTCTAAACACTTACTTAGAATCGAATTTGTATCATTGTATATGTTTTCTATTTCTTTAAATTGTTCAGTTAAATGAGGCCAATGAATTGGGCTTACCTTTAAATCTACACAATCTCTGTATTCAGGCATTTTTGTATTATACCCTACCATTGCATCTGACCATTTAAAAAACTCATGGCTACTATTACCAATAGTTTCTTCTAGTCTTTTTGGTATTTCCAAAGAATCAGGTATTGCATTTCTATAAAGGTGCATTCCAAATTTTGGATCCCCTATATAATAATATTCCATTTTTCTCCTGTGCATCTGTACGCTTGTCTGGGTGATATACTACTATACCACATGTTGAAGAAAAATCGAAACGGAGAAGTAAAGTGATAGAAGAAAAATCTATTATTCTTCCTGGACACTTTGGTGACTCTAAGGAAAATATAAAAATTATAGATAATTTTATTGAATTAGAAGACTTAAAAATTATACAAAAATTTTTACCAACAATAAATGAATGGATGGATGCCGGACAAAATCAGTATGCAGAAGATGGAACGTGCACCTATGACGCATCATACTGGCAGAATAGGCAGTGTAGCTGGGACATTTTACAAAGAATCAACATAGACATTTATAATCTTGTTGACAAATATATTCATAAGATGAAATCTTTTTTAGAAGATTCTTTTAAAGTAAAACTTAATACTAGACCACCAGTCATCATCAGATGGTTTCCTGGACTCGAGCAGCAGCCTCATGCCGACAAGCAGCTAAATGATGGATCTCCAAATCCATTTCCTACTTACGATATAAATTCATTATTTTATTACAATGACGAATTTACAGGAGGAGAACTTTATTATCCGCAACATGAATTAGTAGTCAGTCCAAAACCAGGTTTAGCTGTTGCTCATCCAGGCGATATTAATTATCTACATGGAGTAAAAAAGGTTTTATCCGGAGAAAGATATACTACTCCTTCTTTCTATACTATAACTGAATTATTGTAAAATGTTTTTATATAAAAAATTTTGTTACCAACAAAGAATTAGATTATATAAATACTTACATAGAAAATAATCAAAATAATTTTGTTTATATAGATAAAATGTAGTTATATTTTCTTACTTAAATATTGGCGGGAAGAATGGCGGGAAGAATGGTGGAAACCAAGGTGGAAAATATGGTGGGAAATATGGTGGGAAATATGGTGGAAAAAATGGTGGGAAGAACGGTGGGAAGAATGGTGGGAAGAACGGCGGGAAGAAAGGCGGAAAGAAAGGTGGAAAATATGGTGGGAAGTAAGGTGGGAAATATGGCGGGAAGAATGGACTTTTTCTAGTATAATTAATAGCAGTATTGATTGGAGTAATTGCTCCACCAGATGGAGTTTGAGCAGTTACGTCATTTAATTCTCCAGATACGCTTGTGGCTACATCGGTAATGGTTCCAATAACAAAACCAGCTGTAGTTATAGCTGTATTAGCAGAGTCAGCTTTTCCGACCAGTTACGGTAGGAGCTGGTTTTTTTCTTGTACCTGATTCATCACCTGTTACATTACTCATATTATGCCGACAAATCTCCTAATGCAACCCAAGTATTAGCTGCTCTCTTTACAAGGTTAGCAGATGACCACTGTGCACGCAACTTAAGGCCAGGAGTTGCATTTATAGTTACTCCTGATGCTGGAGTTAAAGTTATCTGACCAGCTCCAGTTTGGAGAACCCTTACCTCTGTGCCAACAGGGAAGTTGACAGAGTTATCTGCTGGAACAGTTAAAGTTACAGCAGATGCATTATTAATTTCAATTAACTTACTTCTATCTGCTCTAACTAAAGTATATGAAGCTATCTGTTGGTTAAATTGAACGCTTTTTGAAATTACATCATAATTAGTTCCATCTTCGGTAAGTTCCCATAAATCGCTTGTTTCATTCCATCTTACCGCAACTGTACTTGCGTTTCCTCTAAGAACTTCTACTCCAGCGTTTTCGGTAGGTGCACCCGATTCAAATACAAAGTCGCTATTCAATGTTATTATATTGTCTGCAACATTTAGCGTTGCAGTATTAACTGTGGTTGTAGTTCCACTAACAGTTAAGTTACCAGAAATTACAACGCTATTTGAAACAGTTAGATTTCCAGTTACATTTGCATGACCTGTAACATTAAGATTTGAGCCCACATTTGCTGTCAAGCCAAGAACTAATGTATTGGCTGATATAGCGTTGGCTGTAACAGTTCCGGTGAATGAAGGATCAGCCGAAGGAGCTATATCCACAGTTTGATTAACCCACGTGCTTCCATTGTATCTTACTACTTGATTAAGAGTAGGAGCAGATATTGCTACATCCGATAGATCATCTAAAGATGCTGTAGTGTTTATCCACTGACCGGAGCTAAATCGTAAAAAGTCTCCAGATGTATTTGAGTTTGCTGTTACATCATTCAAGTCGTCTAAAGACAATACAGACCAATATGCTGCTGAACCATTGCTTCTTAGTGTTTTTCCAATATTTCCAGTTTGATCTGGCAGTAGGTTATTTATTGCTTGCGTTGCTGAGGAAGCACCAGTCCCACCATATTGGATAGCAATAGCTGTAGCATTCCATACTCCGGTAGTTAAGGTTCCAACCGAAGTTAGAGAAGAGCCAATTACGCCCAAAGGTAATGTAGAGCCAGTCAGGGTATTAGCATTGGCGGTAACCGTAGAAATATCACCAAGAGAAATTGTAGTCCCATTTATTGTGAATGACGAATTTACTAACTGTGCGTTATCTACCCCACCAGACTTTATCGTTACTTCACCATCTGTAACACTAAAGTCTGCTGTATTAAAAGAAGCTATGCCCTTGACTGTTGTACTTGCATCTCTTACGTTTGCTGTAACCGTTCCAGTTATTCTTCCGTACGAATCTACAGCATGGGACTGAACAAAAGATATTCCATTAGATCCAGAAGTATTTGTTTGTGTTACTGATGCGAGGTCAATATTTGCAGCGTTGACGACAACTCTATCAGAACTTGCAGTAACTATATTTATAGTATTGCCTGCTTTTGCCAATCCTGAACCAGCTGTTATATTAGATTGAATATCGGCATATGTTGATCCGTCATTAGTTAACTGCCATGTATCTGATGTTTCATTCCATCTAATGGAAACATCACTAGATGTTCCTCTCTCAATTGTTAGTGACGCATTTTCTGTAGGAGATGCAGATGTGCCAGAATTTAACTTAATAACATTATCTTCAACTAATAAAGTTGAAGTATTTACAGTGATAATATTACCTGTTACTGATAAGTTTCCACCAATAGAAAGATCGTTTGTTACAGATACATTATTTGCGCTTGCGTTTCCGCTAACAGCAAGAGAGCTAAGTGTGCCAACCGATGTAAGGCTAGAAACTAAAACATTAGAACTTAATGTTGATCCTACTAGGGTATTAGCGTTGGCCTGTGCTGTTGTAGTTCCAGTGACTGAAATGTTTCCAGTTATACTGACATCACCAGCAACAGCCACATTTCCGAGCAGTAGAAATAGATGCTACTACCGTATTAGAAGAATTTTTTAATTCTAAAAGATTTGCTGTTGCATTTGCTGCAGCTTTTATTACAGCAGATTCGTCATATACAACAAATTCTGGGGCTGATTCTACTCTTAAACGAGCCATTTTGCTCCTAGTCTACATATAAAATTAGGCGATTGTACCTAATCAATAGTAATTAGAATATGTCGAAAAGTTATTGTATAACAGAATTTAAGTACTCTGTCATATTTCCGATATATTTCATTCTACCAAAGTGATTTAAATTAATATTTGGATCTAACCATATTGATCCACCTATTTTTTGATAGTACCTACAAAATCCATAATCTTCAGACAAAAATCTACCATCTTCATCTATGTATGAATTAAAGAATGCATAAGTATAGTCTTTTTCTTCTCCGTTTATTGCTCCCGTATCGTCAATAAACTTTAACTTTTTATACTTTTTAATCATTTTATCAAAGACTTCTCTCTTAATTAACATGAATCCTGTTCCAGCTTCATATATTTCAAGAGCACCCTTATCTACCTGTATAGTCTGTTGTCCGGGCTTGGCAAGATGGACTACATTTCTAGTAGCTAGAGAAGGAAGATCTTTTGAATCTACGCCGGCTATAGAATGTGCTTTAACCTTTTCCCAATCTATTTCTTTTATTGGATATGATGCAGTGACTACGTCTTTATCTTGCCATAAGAGTTTTAAAATTGCTTCGTTATCAAATTGTATATCAGAGTCTATAAACATTATATGAGTACAATCTCTAGATGCCATGAACTTAGCTACAAGATTATTTCTTGCTCTATTAATAAGAGAATCCGATATTGTACATACGGTGAATGGCAGACCTATTTGCTTAAAATAAAGACATGTCTGAAGTAGTGAAACAAAGAATGGCTCAGTTATATGAGAGTCATAACATGGTACCGCTATAAATACATTCCACGATGCTATCTGTTCTTTAGATATATTAATTGTATTATTTTCTGACATTTAAATTTATCCTTTTAAAAACTTACCTACAATGATATCACATATTTAATATTAGAAAGTTCTTTTTCTATTATATTAATAAATAATTTAGGATCTGGAAAAACATTCTTAAATGCCGTCACGGAACATATTAAATCTTCTTTGTCTACTCTAAACATAGCATTTATCCCTAAAGTATACTTTGACTTAATTATTGGAGGAAATGTGTTAACTTGAATTACTCTATTTCCAGATAGGGTATAATCGTTATTTGATTTTAGTATTTTTTTAACAGATACACTAGCGCTATATTGGGTGGATTTGTCTTTTTTAATTGGAATTTTTTTTCTATTATTCCAACTTGTCTTGTACATTAAGTTAAAAGCTTTTAATATTCCATTCTTTTTTGGATAATTTTGAATTCCACTAGCGTAATAGGAAAATGGTGATGTTTTTTTAATTCCTATAGCGTTCTTTATGCTATTGCTTATTTTTTCTAATCTTACCAAATCGTCTTTTTCGTTCAAATGAATATTTACAAATGCTCCCATAACATTATTTCCATACATTCTTTTGTTTTTAGATTCTGTAGACATTGGTATTATAATATTTACAGTCCTGTTTATATTGACATCATTTAGATTAGCCCAAGTTGAATAGCTCTTAGAGAATAGATATATACACACATCTAATAATGAATACTTCGAATTGTTTGTTATATTGTAAATATTTTTATACGGAATTATTTTACTATCATATATTTTTTGGTCTTTTTGTTCATCTAAATTTTTTATTCTAAAAACAATCTCAGATAAATCATTGTTTTTAACTTTATTAGATTTTATTAAAAAACCTTTACAGAAAAAATAAATCATTAATAAGTATCTTTTTATAATCGATAATGAGCAGTTAAATGCGTTTATTTTATGTTTTTTTACTTTTTTTGTAAATGGAATAAACTCATCAAAAATAATATTCATCATCTTTGCATTTAGTTCACCCTCTATTGCTGAGTGGTGAAACCTTCTTATTATTGCAGTATTGCCATTTTTGTCGTAATTATTAATGATATGAACTTCCCATAGTGGTTTAGTCATATCAATTTCTTTATTATAAATGCTTTGTACGAAATCTTCTAAAGAATTAATTTTATTTGAATCATATGTAAATACATGATTATTTATATTAAAGTTTTTATCGAATATAAAATAAGGATTTTCGTTTTTAAAAAATCCATCAACAATTTTACAAGAATGAGGTATTGAATATTCTATATTTTTTAATATATTATTTTTAATATATAAAGAAAGATCTTCTATCTTTTGATTTTCTATCAAACAAAATGTATTTAAAATCATTGCCGTTTTATTATGCGGCAGGGACATTGTGACATCAAAATTATTAAGGGGATACATTTTACCAACCAGTATCTATAGCTACCCTTCTCCATATCTGAGTAGAGTTATTTACATAATTATTGTAGCATATATACAGGTAGTCAGACGATATCGCTAGGTCGCCCTTTTTGTCTCCAGAAGAACCATACTTAGTTGATGGTATAGATGTAGCTATTCTAGATTTATTCTCCCATATTGAACCAGTATATACAATAGAATCACCAGAAATTACTGATTCTATTGTTAAATTATCGAGTTCTGATATATCTGTTAATTCTTTGTATTCACCAATTGAAGAGAATACATGTATCTTTTTAGATGATTGCGATGGAGCTTGTTCAAAATATACTTCAATAGCGTCATTTGAAACGCACTTCCAACCAATCAAAGTGTGCTCGTATGGGCTATCTATATCTCTAGAAAAAACATTTAATTCTTTTGTATTTAGATTATGTATGATAGTAAAATTTGTAGTAGAACCATCACCTACAGTTTCATTATATGAATAACCTTCTAATGGAGCATATACAGAGACAGTATATTGATTTAATGAAGGGGGAGAAGAAAAAACTACTTTTGATTTCTTTAAAGAGATAGGAAAATATTGACATTTTATTACGTTATAAGGACTTGCTGTACTTTTTACTACAGCAAATGTGTCAAATAGTCCAAGATTATGATTTATCTCAAACTCTATTGAAGAACCATTTCCAACTTGAGTTGAATATAACTCTCCAGATCCAACTGATTGAACCGTTACTGTTCTAGAATTGCTTTGTAGTGCTCCAGAAAAATTTAAAGTTACAGTATTTGATGTGGTTGCATTCCATTCCACTTCCGAGAAAGTAAATGGGGAGTTTGTTTCAAGTACTGAAACAACAACTGCTCTAGTTCCTAAATTATGCGTTAATGAATATGTTGAAGAACTTCCATCTCCTATTACTTCAGTATATTTTTCTGCGGTATTTAATGCACTAGAGGGTGGTGAAGGAATAAATTTGGTACCATCAAATACTAGGGCATCACCTAAAGCTGCTCCGAATTGCTTCTATCTTTACGGAGTTGACAAAAAATCCTGAAACATTAGTGTTTCCATTTACGGTTAAATTATCGCTTATAGTTACACTATTGGACAAAGAAACTGTAAAGGAACCAGTAGATTCGCTCACTACAGTTTGATTTGCAGTTCCAGATATATTTGTAACTAACTTAGACGCAACTATTGAATTAGAAACATTTTTCCAAAATAGTTTTCCGTCTGCATAATTAAGAGCTATTTCTCCTTCCTCTAAGGAGGAAGGAACCTGAGAACTAGATCCGGATCTTTTAATTTTTACAATATTAGCCATACATTCTCTTTTTGTTTAGAATATATTATATAGTAATCACTTAATTAAGTGTATCTACTTAAATATTGGTGGGAAGAATGGTGGGAAGAATGGTGGGAAGAATGGTGGGAAGAATGGTGGGAAGAACGGTGGGAAGAATGGTGGGAAATATGGTGGGAAATATGGCGGGAAGAAAGGCGGAAAGAAAGGTGGAAAGTATGGTGGGAAATAAGGTGGAAAAAATGGACTCTTTCTAGTATAGTCAATATTTGTATCCATTGGCGTTACTGTTCCAGAGGCAGGAGATTGAGCGGTTACGTCACCCAACTCTGCTTCTACTGCTGTAGATACATTTGTTATGGTTCCAATTCTAAAACCAGCTGTAGTAATGGCTGCGTTGGCAGCGGTATCTTTACCGACCAGTTACGGTCGGTGCAGGTTTTTTTCTAGTTCCGTGTTTATCGCCAGTTGCCATGTTATGCCGACAGGTCTCCTATTACAACCCAAGAATCTGTTCCTAGTTTTACTAGTGTAGCAGATGACCATTGAGCGCGCAACTTTAGTCCAGGAGTTCCATTTACAGTAACCCCTTCAGCTCCTGCTATTGTTAAAGCTCCTGCTCCCTTTCTTAGTATATCTATTTTATCTCCTATAGTGAATCCAACCGAGCTATTTGCTGGAATAGTTAAAGTCATAGTGGACGCATTATCCATCGTAACTAGCTTTGCTAAATCAGATAAAACTAAAGTATAACTTGTTCCAGTTTGAGCGTTTATTTCAGACCTAAAGCCTGATCTTGCTGGTCCTGTAGCTAGCATAGTTGGCGTTACAGTGCCAGTATCAGTTGTATAAACTCCATTTACAACACTTGCTGCAGTTCCTGCATAGTTTGATGCAGTAAGTACTTCAGTAACGCCTATTGTTATAGAACTACCAGTATCTAAAGTAATATTTCCACTATTAATTGTTGTAGAAGTAATATTGTTTGCCCTAAAGGATCCATATACTAGACCTGATTCACTGAAGTTTACTGTAGTACTTGGTTTTGTAGTTGCTCCAGAAAAAATCTTATAATATCCATCTGATGCGTCTCTTACAATACCTGAGTATCTAGTCTGTGGCGTTGCGTCATTGTTTTTATATTCAGTTATAAGTCCAGAATCTACTATGTCTCCAGTATTTCCATCAGAAACAAACACAAATGGATCTGTTACTGTTAGGTTTTCTGTTTCAACAGTAGTTCCAGCTCCACCAAAAGTAATTGTTCCTTGAACGCTAACATTTCCCTCAACATTCATGTCACCTTGAATTCCAACTCCTCCTACTACAGTTAGAGCTCCCGTTGTGGAACTTGTCGATGGTGTTGGAATTTCTATATGTACGTTTACATCTGGAAATATTGTCATTTGAGTATTGTCAGTCTGTAATCCTCCAGCTGCAAATATTATGGCATTTTGAGTTCCATTTCCTCCAGTAGCTATAACTAGATTTCCATTTCCAGTTGTATTTGCTGGTGCCTCCATAAATATATAGCCATCATTTGGACCAGTAGTACTAAATGATGGATCATTAAATGCGTTAGAAGTAATACCTAAATCTATCCAGCCAGAATTGTCATCTCCATTATTTGAGTAAGCGATTATATCAGTAGAGCTACTAGCAGCATTACCTAAGTTTCTGAATGCAACTTGTGAGTAATCAGAATGATTTGACTGAACAACCAATGTTGGATGAGTTAATGTCGAGGCAAATGTACTTGCATTTACTCCTAAATAAACGTCACCACCTACACTAGCATTACCTGTTATTGTTGCATTCTGAGAAACAGATAATGTATTCGATACTGTTACATTTCCATTTGTAATAGTATTTGCGTTTATTGTTATGCTTGTTCCAGATATTGTAGAAATATTTGATAAACTTGTATTTACGGCTATTGTTGGAGTTGAGCCTTCTCCTGACCCTCCAGTGATTATAATATTTTCACCAGAAGTTAAAGATGAAACATAATCACCAGAAGTTTCAGTTCCCAAAGCTATCTGAGAATCTGACCAAGTAGTTCCATTCCACTGTAGTACGTGACCAGTACTTGGTGTAGCCGCAACTAAGAATGTATCTATTTCATTTACTCCAAGACTAGAAGAAACCCAATTTGACCCATCATACTGAAGAACATGACCAGATAGCTTTCCAGACAGGTCAACATCTGTAGCGTCGTCTAATTGTGGAGCCCTATTTGTCCAGTTTGATCCATTGTAATGCACAACATGACCATATTGAGGAGTAGATGCATTTGTATAGTCAGATAGGTCTTCAAGTGAGATGCCAGAATCTGTCCAGTTTGTTCCGTCAAATCTGAGAGTAGATCCATTAACTGGATTAACAAAAGTTATATCACTTAAGTCTGTTAATGACAAATTGCCTGCTGCTGCAACGTTATCTTGTGAAGGAATAAATTTAGTTCCATTATACTTTAATACTTGTCCAGTAAGAGCACCTGTTGGATCAATTTCAATAGAATCAACAGTAAGTGTATTTGCAGTTAAAGTGTCATAATTTGGAGTGGATGAAACCGATATTGTTGGGCTTGTTCCTTCTCCTGAATTATTTGTTATTAATATATTATTGCCCGCAGTAAGGGAAGCAACATAATTACCTACTGTATCTGTAGCTAAATTAACTGGATCGTTAAACCAATTAGATCCATTATATCTTAAAAAATCTCCATTTATTGGGTCTGAAATTGTAACATTAGTTAAATTACCAAGAGCTAATAAAACACTTCCTGGTCCATGACCATGAGAGTTATCTGCAACTGAAGTTGTTATTGTTACATTATTTGATCCATCAATAGTTACTGAGCCAGATACATCTCCATCTAGAGTTATTGTTCTTGCTGTTTTCCACTTGGTAGCAGTATCTGCGTTGCCAGTTACATTTCCTGTCAAATCTCCATTGAAAGAAGTTGATGTTACTGAAGTTAATCCAGCTATTGTAGCAGAAGAAGCTCCAAGCGCTACAGATGTTGATCCTACTGTAATTGAATTACTTGTTAAAGCGACTGTTGGAGTTGCACCTTCGCCTGAGTTATTAGAAAGAGTAATTCCATCTCCTGCTACTAGCGATTGTACATAGTTTCCTATTGTATCTGTTGCTAGATTTACTGGATCATTTATCCAAGCAGAACCGTTATATCTTAAAAAGTCTCCGCCAGCTACATCTGATATTGTGACATCTGATGCGTCATTTAGGGCAAAAGTTAAAGTTGATGCAGTATGATTATGTGAATCATTTGCAATAGTTGTTGATATAGTTACGTTTGCAGAACCATCTATTGATGTAGAGCCTGATACGTCTCCAGATAATGTTATTGTTCTAGCTGTTGCCCACGAATTTGCTGTGTTTGAATTATCGTTAATGGCGTAAAAATTCGTTCCATCGTTAGTGTACTCCCATTTATCGGTGGATTCATTCCAACGAATCTGCACATTAGTAGATGTACCGCGTTCAATCTCTATTCCTGCGTTAAGTGATGGAGATCCAGTTACATTTCCATTCAATACTAAAATATTATCTTCGACTACAACACTAGAAACATTAACAGAAACAGTGTTTCCATTAACTGTTAAATCACCAGTTATTGTCAAGCTTCCATCTACGGTTACACTATCTTCTGTAGAAATGGCTGTATTACTATCTTGAAGCCAATTTAATGTAGCACTTACTAGTGTATTGCTTGCATCTTTATAATAGAAAATTCCATTTGATGGGTCTATGGCTATTTGACCCTGAGTTATTGATGGTAATGCCATAATAGCCTTTCTTATTTAGAAATTAAAATGTTCCACCGTCGATAGTTACGCCATCGAAAGTAGTTAAGTTTGTAATTGATCCTCCAGTAATTGAAACAGAATTTGCATTTTGTACTGCTATTGTTCCTAAGCCTAGGGTAGTTCTTGCCGTTGAAGCATCTGCATCGTCAAGTAGTGTTCTAGCATAATTTGTAAATGTTGCTAAGGATGCAGTTTCAGAACCAGTAAAGTATGGAAGCTTGTCTGCTGCTGATGTTAAACCGGCTAGTGCTGCTAACTCAGCGTCATATGCTTGTACATCTGTGCCTATTGCTAGGCCAAGATTTGTTCTTGCCTGAGAAGCTGTTGTTGCTCCAGTTCCACCATAAGATATTGCTATAGTACCTGCTTGCCAAGTTCCTGTAGATATTGTTCCAACCGATGTTAATGATGAAGTAACAACTCCTGATCCAAGGGTATTATTCGATAATACAGTTGTCCCATTAATAGAGTATATTTTTCCGCTTAAAATATCAATATTTTCTGACGATGTCCATGAGTCTGTTGAATCTAACCAATTAAAAGTTTTATTTGTTGCGCCTAAAACAGTTATACCTGCACCATCAGCTGTTGTATCTGTTGGTGATGAAGTATTTGATAATACTATATTTTTATCTTCTACAACAAGAGTTGAAGTATTTAATGTTGTAGTATTTCCGTTTACAGTTAAATCACCAGTAATAGTAAGGCTTCCGCCTATTGATGTATTTCCTGTAGTTGTTACAGTTGCAAATGTTACTGTAGCGTTTGTTTCTACACTTTGTCCAATTGCAATTGTTGGAGTTGAATTTTCTCCAGAGTTATTTGAAAGAGTGACACCAGTACCAGCAACAAGGCTAGCTACATAATCTCCAGTTGTTTGAGTTGCAAGATTAACATTTTTAATCGATACAGCTCCAGATGAAATATTAAAATCGTTGTTAGCAAATGATGCTACGCCTTTATTTGTTGTTGTGGCATCTTCAGCGGAAATCGTAATTGTGTTATTTGTTACAGCTGTATCAATTCCTTCTCCACCAGTAAACTGAAGAGTGTCAGTAGATAAAGCCACAGAATCTGCAGTTCCAGTATCTGCCCCTACAGTAAGGGTTGTAGAAATTGAGGCAGTGGAAACTGCAGTAACAAGTCCCTTTGCGTTTACTGTAACAACTGGAATTTCAGTTGTAGAACCAAATGAACCAGTATTAGAATTAACTGTATCAAGAGTAACATTTATAGTAGTATTTCCAAGATTTGTCATTGTAGCACTGCCGTCAACATCGCCAGTAATTGTTATCGTTGGATCATTTACATCAAAATCTAGCTTTCCATTTGTATCATCATAAGTTGCAGAAATGCCTGACTCGTTATTTGAAGATACCATTGCGCCAACGATATCTTGAATAGATTCAATTGAAGTTGCTGTTCCAAGAAGACTGTCTACATAAGCAGTAGTAGCCACTGATGTACTATTACTTCCTGAACTTTGAGTTGTAGCAGTAGCAGAAGACCCTAGAGAAATAGTTCCAGAAAATGTTTTATTTCCTGTTATTGTTTGGTTTGTTCCTTTTGTAACATAAGCGCCAGATCCGCGCAATCGCCTCTACTGTTGTAGCAGAACCACCTTCGCCACCAGTTCCCTTACCATAATAAAGCGTGTCATCAGCTTCGTTGTATGCCAATTCTGCGTTCTGCAAAGAAGATGGACTACCAGCTGAACCAGCTGATGATCTTCTTTTAATCCTTATTGTATTTGCCATTTAGAAGCTTCCTCCATCGACTAGATTTTCTTTAGCTGAATTAATCCAGGCTGACCCGTTATATTGCAGTAGATCACCATTAGATGCTGTACCTATAGTAACATCAAATAATCCATTTAAAACTGATTGGTTTAATATATCTGACTCTAATCCTTCTATCCTAGCTTTTACTGTATTATAGGGTCCTGATGGATTTACTCCTAGTTCACCCTGAATAGCCTCTACTGCATCGTTTATATCTGCATGCTGTTTATGATGGGGTACAGTTGTAGAACTTAGTGAGTCAGTTGATGTTGGATTTGTAAAATTATCAATTGAATTTGGGTAATTTGTTGACATTTTAAACCTACATTTTTAAATAGCTAAAATTTTATTAATTTCATTATTCCATAATATAGTAACTGTTGTATTACTAGCTGTAACTACATATGGTAAACCTTGTGATGTATCTATATAAAATATTAATCTAGAATTAGAATCAGAAGAACCAACTTGGTAAAAAGCTAATGCCTCAAATGCTCCTCCATTGTATTCGTCAATAATTACATCATCTCCATCTATAATTCCTAATGTATTAGTAATATTTGAAATATTACCGGATCTTACAGTTATAGCTGTAGATGGTATATCTGAAACAAATTCATCTAAATTTTGATTAGCTGTATATATACTTGTTTTTAAAAGTAAAATCTTATACTGATTTGCAGAAATATTAATTTGACCATTAAATAAAGCTTGTTTAGCTTTTTTATATATAAAATTAGACAAATTAAACTCCTATATCTTTAGATATTATTAATCTATATTTATATCCAGATTCAAAGTATTCTTTATCCTCAGTAAAATATGCTGGTGTTGCATCTTGAGATGGAGTATCTATGTAAACCTCTGGCTTCCAGGCATGGGCTGAAATTTCGCCTATTACATTTTCCCATCTTGATGGAGTTCTTTGTATTTTTTTCTTTTGCAATTTAAAATATTTATTATTTAAAAAGTTAGAAGCTGGTTTTTCATTAAAAGATACAGTAATTCTTCCATAATTGTAAGAATTATCTATAAAAAAATCTCCATTAACAGGGTCTAAGCTTGTTATATAGAAGTTTGGATTTTTTGCAATTATTTGATAACTCGTAAAAGCATCTGTTCTTATCGATTTATCTTCAATTAAAATTTCATTTAATTCAGGTTCATTAACAGAATTAAATTCTCCAGTGTTAGGAGTTGCACCAGAATCTAAAGTAGTAAATTTTATTTGCTCTTCCGGTATTGGTTCATTGGCTGCGTCAAAAAAGTTAATAAACCTTATTACATACTCAGTAGAAGGCGCTAATTGAACATTCCATAAAAGTTTTAATGTTCTTGATATTTGATTATAATCACCTAAAGTATCAATATCTTTAAAGGGTGTGTTTAAAACACTAGGAGTGGCAGCTGTTGTTTGTACTATAATATTTTGTTTTGTAATAGAAGAAATTTTTATAGTTCTTCCGAACTTTATAGAAACAGTACCAAGTCCTACTGCAGCGTTTTGTATTAGATTTAAGGCCACATTAATCTCCAGTCATCAAAGTACAATATTATAGTAACTGATATAGATAAAAGAACAAGGGGGCGGTTTTTACACCGCCCCCCTGCCCTTTAGGATAAGGTAACTATAACTTTCCTAAGGATTATAGAGATACCGAATTGGTAACCTCGACCTCGTAGTTGCGAGTTAGTCTAACGTTCTTAGCTACGGTGATTCCTTCACCATCGCCAAGCATAACGATGTCGTAACGCTCTTTCATCTTCATTTGACGAATGTCACGGCTTGGATCATCGAATTGATCTGTGCTCATGTCATCCTTGACAAGGAGTGTTCCAACTTCATTGCGGTCGATCAAGAAAAGATCTGACATTGCAGGTGTTGAACCACTCTTTGCTGTGAAGCTTACGAAAGGAGAAACAATCACATTCAGACCCATTGGGGCGGTTGAATTCAACGCGCCTTCCTTGGACTGAGGACGGTAACCCCAACTTGTATTAACTGCAGCTGCAGAACCACCAGCATGGAAGATACTATCCTTTAGGAAGATAGACCACATTAGTGGGTGCAAAATGAAGTCAGTTGGTACGTGATTTTCTGCCATGAGAACGGCAGCCATATCAACGATGTCGTCCCAAGTAATGGTCTTGTTGGCTGCGCCATCAATTCCACGACCTGTTGTATCGTCGTATGAACCGCTTTCATTGTCGAAAACTACGGTAGCTGCGTCCTTAAATCTGCTGAGTGCAATTTGCTCTTTTAAGCGAGCCATTGCGCGACCAGCAGCGCGGACGTGAAGGCCTACGATGTCCCAAAGTGAGTCTGCGATGACTTCTTCTGTAAAAGCCAGCTTAACACCTTTCTTTGAAACTTTACCTTCAACTTGCTTTGCAAAGGCGAGAGCCTGTTCTGGATATTCTTGTCCTTCAGGTATCTCTGCAGCTTGAATTGCATTAACTGCTGGGAACTCCAAAGAGCGTCCCTTGCCGAGACGTACAGTTGAGAGAAGTGGCGTAACCAATAATTGTGGCTCAGCTGCTTCCTTTAATGTACGGGAGATGACTTTAGGAAAAAGTGCAGCTGCATCAGGTGATGCAAATGCCTCTTTAATGGTTACTCTATTATCTCCATCGATATAACCGTCCTCAGTTAATGCTGTTTCCCAAGCTGGGAGACCTGAGAGGAGCTCTTGGATTGATTTACTCATCTTAGGATTATTCCTCCTGTTTTATTTTTTCTTTTTTTATTACAGCGTTAGATTGACACGGAATGCGCCAAGCACGTTTGTTACATCCAGGTTTGAGCGGATGCCCAACTTGCCACTATAGGTGCCTGTTCTTGTGATTTCAAAAACAGTCTTAAGTGCACCAGGATCCGATGGCAATTGCATGTAGGAAAGTAGACCATCATCAAAGTTGGTTGCAAACTTTTCTACTTCAATAACCTTACCAACCTGGAGGTAAGGATCTGTGCCACACAGTGTTGATGTTAGCACCACTGGGCGACCCATGTGGTCAGCTCTAACTAAAGAACCGACGGTCACATCATTGTTCAATCCATCAACGATTGGATACTCTACGTAGCCATGGGTGATAAACCCTGCGCCTTGTGAAGTGCCCTTGTCAAATGGACGGTATAGATCGTACTGAGCTACACCAACTGGAACAGACTTAGATGCAACTGCTACTGTGTCAGTTGCTCCAGAGCTGTAAGCTGGAGTTGCACCATCAAGCGGATCCCATGATGAAGGCATTGAATCGCCCCATGTTACGGAAGAACCGGAACCATTGGCTGGAACGACTGTTGCATCACCATTAGCATCAGCTACGACAGAAAGAATTGTTCCCTTTGGGATAACAATTTCAAAACGATCATCTTCTGAATCAAGGTACCATGTTGGCAAGCCCTGGTTTGGGAGCAAGTAAGCTGCTGGTGCTACACCCTCAGATACTACGAACCTTCCAGCTCCTGTCTTGGCATATACCTTGCGGAATTTTGCTAAGCTCATTTTATATATCTCCTTGTTTTAATTAAAGCGAACGACGGCCCATAAGAGCGTCTACGAAAAGCTGTTCTGCAGTGTTTGGTTCTTCCTTCTTTTCAGAAGAAATATCTTCTATAGAAAGAACATTCGTTTCTTCCTTAGAATTCTCTGCTTCACTTGTAATTTCTGGAACTACATTTGTATTTGCTTTTTTAACTGGCATCTTTGCAATGTCTCTTAATGAGTCAGCTAATGAAGAAGCTGTTCTTGTTGCGTGATCAGCTACAAGTGCTCCTCTATCAGCTGCGCTTTCAATACCGGCTGCTATTTTTGCATCTACAACTCTTTCCGCTAACACTCTATGAAGTGCTGCTTTAAGGTTTTTATTTTCTTCTTCAAGAAGCTTGATTTTGTCAGAAAGTTCATCGTTGTTTTGCTCAGCGACTTCTTCTTTGTCGTTGAGCTCTGATTGAACTTCCTTATCAACTTCTTGTTCCTGATTTAACTCAGGCTTTTCAACTGACTCTTCAGAGTTATCGGATTCAGCGTCTTTAACTTGCACGTCCGACTCTTCTTTTGCTTCAGTGGAAATCTCTTCTTTAGATTCTTGTTTTTCTTCAGTTTCAATTTCTTCTTCTACAGCTGGAGCTTCTTCTTTTGTTTCTTCTTTTGTTTCTTCTTGCTCTTCTTGTGTTACTTCAGCTGTTTCTTCTGAATTCTCTACAGAATCTTCTTTCTTAGCAGTGTCTGCTGCAATTGAAGATAGATCATCACTCAGCTCTTTGGCTACAGTAAGGATGTCTTCTTCTTCTTTAAGAATGGTCATTTCTGAATTCTCCTCATTATTATTAGATTCTTGTTCTTTTGATAGTAATGGGTTGTTATTAATATTGTAATTTTCGCTTTCATTTACAGCCATAGCTGTTAAGAAAGATCCCTTTAATTGAAGATAAACTGGTCTAGATTCCTTTTTCTTCATTCCTTTAAAAATTGATTGACTTTCAGATACTGAATAAATATCTTCTTCATCCATTTTTAGAATAAAAGCGGAACTCTTTGCAACCCAGTCTGAATCAGAAACGCTTAAATTACTATCTGCTGTTGCTTTATTTCTAACACCGGATCTTTGATCCGCTGGTTGATTTACAAAAGAATACTCTTTAAAAGATATATCCTGCATATCGATAAACGCTAGCTTACCTTTGTAAACCTGACCTCTTCTATACTTTGGCATACGAGGTCTACCACTTGCATCCTCAGAGGCTAAATCTTCACCACTGATACTACAAACTGCTTTTCCAGCCCTTCCGCCAACAGAACCTGTTAAATATCTTTTATCCATAATCTTTTGAGCAGCTACTGGATCTGTAATAGCTATTTGAAGTCTAACAAAAGGAACTCCATCTTGCTCTTTATCCATTTTTGCAGCCATGACTCTTCCGATTGGCTCAGTGTTAAGATCATGATTTAAAATAATAGGCTTAGGGTAAGGTTCTACCCATGAATTTAAAGCCTTTTCTAATTCAACGGCTGAATAATTATTATAATTTCCAGTTAGTCCGTTCGTGTATGGCTGCTACTTCGATTATAAGACCATTTTTAAAATCAGATGATTCAGAAAAATTAAAATCTGATTCTGTAATTTTTGGAAGCTCTATGGTAAAGTTTTCCGTAAATTCAAAAGCCATGTCTATCTCCGATTTTTAAAACCATAGTTATAGTAATATATTTTATATGATTAAACACATTTATGCAAGCTGTAGTTAAAATTTATATAAAAGATTAATTTTTTCCTTTAAAAACAAGGCTATTTCTTTCATCGCCTTGTGATAAAAACTTTTTTAATTCTTCTCTACCCATTATATGGGGAGTATATATGTATGAAGCGCAGTATAGGCTAAATCCTTTATCCTTGCAGTCTGCGCTCCAACCTAAGTCTTCGCCTTGTGGGTGAAACTTGTATCTAGAATTATTATAAACTTCTTTAGACATTAATTTTGCTGCCATTATTATATCTGCTTTAAAAAAGTCGCCTATAGGATATTCTGCTTCTCTATATGCTTTTTCTCCACCAGATTCATGCCATGACATTACACTTGGATACTGAACTCCAAATGGAGTCATATACATAAGAGTATTTACTGCGTCTGCTTTACCGGACAATATATGACTCATTAGTAAATCTAACGTATTTGGATTTGTTAATAATATATCTGAATCTAAGCTATAATAAAAATCTGGTTGTATTTTTTTAGCTTTATCTAAAAGAGAGTTTCTCATAGAAACCATATTTTCATATTTAGAAAATGTCCATCTTCTTGAACCTTCATCATGAGAATGATGAGTCAAATCGTCTCTAATTTCTAAATCAAATATATCTATCTTTGGATGAGCTTTTTTCCATTTAATTAAAAAATCAAATGTTTCTTTATCATCTTTACCAAGTTCAAAGATAAAACCAATATTATCTATTCCATAAGTTTGCTTTTCTATGCAGGCAAACCAATATGGAAGTATCCAATCTCTTTTATATACAGGGCAACCTATTAGAAGCATTAGGCCTCTTCTGTTTTTGTTTGGCTTTCTTCTACTGAAGTTTTCTTTTGTTTAGCTTTTGGTTTTTCTTCTACTATTTCTTTTTGGATAGAGGTTTCCTGTTGATCATTTTCAACTTCAACTTTATTAGTTGATAATTCTTCCTGCTTGATTTGCTCTTCTACTGAAGAAGTTTCTTCTTCATCATCTGAAGTTAAGAATTGTTCAATCGCATCTAGTTTATATTTCATTTCTTCAATTACAGGCAGAAGTTCTGCTAAAACATCTAAAAATCTAGTATCAGCTAAACGAAACTGTCCATTTGCAACAGCTTCTTCTAATAAATCTAGTGTCTCTTCTTTAAGTATCATTTATTTATTCTCCAATTTTATCATTTTCTTCTACATAATTATACTCTGGTTCAAGTAACTTTTCAACCGTTACAAGCCATGACATGTCATCTGATCTTCTAATATTTGGTGAACTAGATCTACCATTTTGATTCTGCGGCCTACTTGAATTTCCTACTCCTTTTCTAGAAGATGGAAGATTTCTTTGACCTTTAGTAGCTGGCTGTTGACCGTCTGAACTTTTTGGAGAAGAAGTTTTTGATGTTAATTCTGCTTGATTTTTAGCCATATCCATTTGAAGCTGTGCTTGCATATGACCAAATAGTCTATCTTCTTCCACATTTGTATCTAAGCTTAACATCAATCTAGCTTCGTCTATTGTTATAAGATTGTTTACAAACTTTTGAATAATATGATTTTCTTTTTTAACTTGAGTATCAACATCTATTTCCTTAAATCTCATAAAGCATCTGTCAGACACAGTTGCATCCATTGGATTTTCTAGTGGATCATAACCACCCTCAAATAATAGTTCATTAAATATAAATATTCTTACCATTTCAGAGAATTGCTTTTGAAGCTGCTTAACTCTATCGTAAAGCGCAACATCTAATCTATCTGTAACTGATCTATTTCCACCATTCATACTCATACCTAAATGATGTGGGGCTACACCCAATCCAACTGAAACTCTTTCCTTAAAGTGATTTAAGTACTCGGAAGCATCAAGAGCTGTGTTATTAGCTCCTATAACGTCTACACTGTGTCTATAGGGTAGTATTAATCCACCTTCTGCTCTAAGATTTTCTATCTCTGCTGCTGCGCGTGTTATTTCTTCCGGTTCAGCTGGTTGTTCTGCTGTACCTATTGTATATTTATAAAGAGGAAATAATTCTCTATGTACTAAATTTTGTATATCCTCTTCCATCTGCCTAAGAGCTATAACGTCGTCTAGCACTGTTGATAAAAATGGAGTACCAAAAGCTCTACCTGGTTTTTTATCAAAGTACATATGGATTACTCTCTCTGCTGACCATACTGGGTCTTTATCGTTTGGAGAGTATGTTAGTGGATCAGTTGCCTGCTGATAGGCCTTTGGTCTATTTTGTTTATCTCTTAAGATATAAGTTTGTTCTGTTGGAATAAGATAATAACCAGCTATAGGCTCAGTGCTAGATATTGGATTTAACTTATCTGGAAAATAAGACCCAATATCTGCTCTAGCTTTAACAATAAATACGTTAGAGTATTTTATTAATTGATCTGATAATTCTATCAAAAATTCAGAAAAAGGTTTCTTCATGGTCATTTCCATGAAGTCTATTCTTCTGTAAAGATATGAAATAGCTTCAGGATTTTCTCCTACTATTTCCCATCCCTCTTTCCAAAATAATTCTTTATGTTTAGCTATAGCTTGACGAACATATCCATCTGTGTCAAATGCTTGAGTAATTCTATTAAAGTCATAAGGAGATGGCTCAAATGCTGCCCTAGTGTCATAATAATACGAAGAACCACGAAACCCTAGAGCAAGAGCAGCTATCTTAATGCTCCTGCCAAGGGCTTTAATGTCGTCTTGTTTTAATGTTTTTTCCTCTAAAGCAGAAACTTGGTTTCTGGCAAAAGGAAGATATGATCTAATAGCCATCTACGCACCTTTTGTGATTATGTTATTTATATAGTAGCTATAAATGGCAAATTACTTAGTGGATTCTGTTAATCCTGCCATTTCAAAGGCTTTTTTCATTATTAAGTTCTTTACAGACTCAAGCCAAAAAATTGTTTCTGGCTCAGAAAAATCGCTTTTATACTGAAGGTTTTGTTCAGATACTTTAATAGTAATTGTTGCTTCTTTATTTTGCTCAGGTGTTTCATTGACATCGGACATTAGAAATCATCTTTCTCTTTTTGTTTTGGGTTTGTTTCATTTGTTAAAGTATTTATATGATTAGTTAGATGTTTTATTGTAGCTTCTTTTATGATTAATTCAGAATTAAGTTGAGCTAACCTATCTTGAAAGGCTTGTAATATTAAATTAACATCTAAATTTGAATTATTATCCATAACAATGAATTATAACACTTTAGATTCTAAGGTTGCAACTTTTTGTGACAATTCTTGAATTGATTTTATAATAGGTGCTATAAATTTTATATAAACTAATGATTGTTCAGAATCTGGATCATCTGGGTTGGCAAGTGCCCAACCGCTAAAATCTCCTGGATTAATACCACTATCTTCAAGTGCAATGTATACTTCTTGAGCTATTAGTCCATAGTGAATTCTTTTTCCTGGTGTTGAATTATATATTGGTTCTCCGTCTTCTTTTCTTAAAATTTCAGGTTCGCCAGTATCTCCTTCTTCTTGAGGAATTTCTATTGGATATTTTTTGCTTATATTTTTATAATAAGAAACAGGTCTAAGTTTATTTATAAAATCTAAGCCAAGATTAGAATCTTTTATATTATTTTTAATTCTTATATCAGATGAATCCAAAAGAGATCCAGTATAATATAAGTTATCCCAGCGATAGTCCGCATTACGCACACCAAGGTCAAAGGAAGCGTCAAAGTATGGATAAAAACTATTAGACCAACCGGCATAATTTCTGTTGTAAAATTTTATTCTATTTACTAGAATATCCGTATACTGTAGCACTCTTAGGTATCCAGCATCTGTATTATCTCCAATAACAAGGTCGCCTGACATAGTTAGCACACCACCTGAACTATCCCATTGTATTGAATTATTTGTTCCTGCTCCAACCCTAAAAAATAATACTCCATCGTCTCGTCTTAAAAAGATATTATTAAAATCAGAAGTACTAAGAGATAAACCATGATGGCCAGCTGCAACAATATTGCCACCAACTTCAATTCCTCCAACTGAAATTTTTCCAGTTACACTACTTAAACTACCACCAAATGAAGCGTTACCATTAGTGTCTACTGAAAAATTTGGAAATACTATAGAAGAAGTTCCACCTGTATCCAACTGTATATATGTACTAGCTGATCCAACCCTAAAATATGTAGTATCGTTAGTGTCTCTTCTCACCCAAGCATTATTCCATGAACCATCTATTCCTATCCCATTGTGTTCTGAGGCGTCGTAAACATTTTTTCCAATATAGACATCTCCGGCTCTTAAATAACCGCTCATTGTTCCCCCAGAAGCGTTAACAGTTCCAGTAAATGTTCCAGACGTAGCTGTTATAGCACCACTGATTGTTGCTCCAGTTGCCGATAAAACTCCTCCATCTGTAACTCCAAATTTTCCAGAAGTAGTTGTTATTGCGCCGTTTGAGTATATTGTTAATCCTGTTGTGGTTACCTGACCAGCAGTTACGGTACCTCTAATAGAAGTGTTTGCAAACTCTGCGGTTCCATTTCCTCTTATTATCCAACCGGTAGAACCAGTAACAAAATTATTTGATTGAATTACAGAGTTAACTCCATCTAGTTTTATTGTTTGAGCACCGATTGTTCCTGCTTTTATTTTATCTGCAGTTAATTCAAGAATTTCAGCTGATGCAACTAACGTTGCTTGAGATGCTATTAAACTAGTCCAAGCTCCATAATTTCCAGATGTATCAAATGATCTTATTCTTCCATAAACTGGTGATGTAGATGTTATTGCTTGAGCTATGTCATTTAAAACAACGCTAAAAACACTACTTGAGCTTTCTCCGTGATTGTATTAAATATTGTGAATTTAAATTATTTTGTGAATATACTTGATATTCATATCCTTTTAAGTCTTCATCATTTGGGGCGTCAAATTTAAACATTAAAGATTTTGAATTGTTATATAAACCAAAGTTGGTTATATCAATTCCACCTGGAATACTGCTATCTGTTGGAGTTTCTAGTATTATACTATTTTCAGCAGCAACTGTGCTTAAGTTATTATCGTAAGCTTCTACTTTTATTAAGTATCTTTTTCCTGGTTTTAAATCTTGGATAGTTTTTTTAATTATAGTCATATTTATTAACCTTTAAATGATATAGCTGGATCATATTCTTTTGCTCCCAATATTAAATCATATGCTTTTAAGTATTGGAAATTTATCATTTCTACTTCATTTCCATTTGAGGATTTATTATCTTGTTCTAGAGTTTCAATTAAAAAATAATATTTTTTATTTTCTAAATTTGAATCATTGTATATAATTGACTCTTCAATAGATGAAGAATATAAATCTATTTCTGTCCAGTCTAAATATACTTCTTCCGTTTGCTCTATTGGGCCTACTGATGGATCGAAGCCTAAAATATAGTAATCTTGTTTTGACTTAATTATTTTTAATCTAACTTTTCCACCATTTGGTTTTTTATAAGCTTTAATTTTCAAAAATGGACCATTAAATGAACCTGATACTTTTGCGTTTATCTTTGTTGTTTTATAACCTAGCCAATCTACGCTTTGATTAAAATATGAAAACTGTTGTTTATCAATGTCGGGCTCATTTGCATTAACTTCTGTCAGATAATTATCTAAATTTGAAATATTTAAATTATATAAAGAAGTATCGTATAGAGATGGATTTTCCAAAAGATTATTTAATGCACTTTCTGATACCTGCCTATATGCTTTCTTTGAATCATATTGAACTTCTTCTAGATACTTTAGATGATCATTTCCATAGTAGAGATTATATTCACCAACAATATCTACTCCAGCTTCGTGATTCTTTGCACTTAAAAAGTATAAATATCCATTTAAAACGGTTGACCTAACTGCTGTATATATCCCTGAATTAACATCTTCGTGGATAACTATATATTGCTTTTTATCTTCTTCTTTTTCTGCGGAAGTAGAAATTTTATTATAAAAATCTTTATAGTCTAGTTTAATTCCTATAATTTGATTTTCTTCTATGTCATCAAATGGATTATAAATATCTATAGGTCGCCTCAATGGAGGATATACGTAAACAGGAGTAGTTGAAGATAAATCAAAATCTCTTTTAAAGTACTTAAACCAACTCATTTAATTATCCTTCTAATTCAACATAAGATACAATAATATCATATCTTCCGTTTTCTTCAGTATCGGCATTTATCGAAGCGCTCAGGAGTACATCTATTACAGGAACTCCTCCAACTAATATATCTTGGAGATAAGAATCTATCTCTATAGAAATAGGTTCTTCTGATTTTGAAAAAGGAATTATTGCTGTAGAACTATCTCTATCTGTCTGATAGTCTATATCGCTTATTTTTATTTGAATGCTTCCATCACCAGAACTATGGCTATGATTTGCAAAATCTATTCCTGCTATCTTAACGCCATCTTTTAATTGAATATCTCCAGTTACAACTCCACCAGATCTCAATAAGTATTGCGGATGATCATCTTCAAGAAGGTCGTTAAAATATTTATGACTAGAGTTTAATGTTTCATTTTTTTCATGGAAAGAAACTACTTCTTCAAATATAGTGCTGTAATTATCTTCATTTACATCAGTGTATATTGATGGAGAAATATATCCAGAAACTAATTGAAACTGTCTAGAAAAAGAAATATATTTTCTTTTAAGTCTTACTGTTTCTAAGAAGCCAATTATTCTTTTTTCTATATTAACCTTTTTTTGCCTAAGATCAGACATTAAAGATGCTAAGTTTCCGTTAATTGTAGAAGAAGCTATAACTACTTCTTTTGCTAAAGCTGGTGCTTTATTTTTCATATCTGATGATAATAAGTCTATTTCTAAAGGAGAAGAAATCATAGATCTAGATTTTAAAGCAGGAGCTAAGAAATTATTATAATATAGCTCACATGTATCAACCATTTCTTTTTTAACTAATCCTAATATTTTTTTTATTTCAGATTCATATGAATTTATTTTGAGAGAAAAAAACGCTTCGAATTGCGTGGCTTGGACTTTTGAGACATAATCCATTTCGGACTTTGAGAGTTTTGGTGGTAACGATGTGATTTCTTGGGCAAAGAGTTTCGTATATTCTTTAAGCGATTTTGTCCAAAAGTAGAATTCTTTTGCAATTGTTTTTTCTGCTTCATCTTTATATGTATCCCCTATTGTATTTATAATAAATTGATTCATACACTGAAGCTCATGAATAAAATAAGATAAAAATGTTTTTATATCATAATAATAACTTAATTCTGTCTTACCTACATAAGCTTCATATTCCATCGTTAGAGCTCTGCATCCTCTGCATTTATGCTCTTTTGCGTAACAAAACTCTTGATAGGAAATATAACCAGCTGGTGGTATATTAGATATCGATATTTCTTCACTTACTTTTGTATTATTTTTATTAACAACTTCATTCCACACTTGTGCGTGTGCTGTGTCTAGATCTGGAGATGTGTCTGGATTAACATAAACTTTTGATAAAAATATATCAATCTCTTTCATTATCTTCATAATATTTATTCTAGTTTGAACTATTTCATTAATAATAGAGCTTATCTCTATAGAGTTTGAAACAGTTGCTTTAAAATAGTTTTCAGAATAATATTCTGAATATCTTGAGTTTAAATCATTTTCTGTATCTTTAAATGTATTTGTAGTTAAATCAAAATTATTATTTAAACTATACAAAGATTCTGAATTTGTTCCTAAATTTGTATTTGGTGTATTTATAGACATATTAAACCTTAAAACATATTTCTTTTAATTTTTGAAGATGGTTTTTTTCTTAATCCAAGTTTGACTTGATTTGGATTTATTTTTTCTGCTCTACTTACAAATTTATTTGTTTTTTCATCTTTTTCTTGATTTATTAATTGCTCATTTGGCATAAAGAAAGTACTTGATACTGACTCCGTATTCGTAGCATATTTTACTTTACTAAACTCTCCGTAGTTTTGAGTAATTGCCAATAAGGCTAAAAGCAGGGCGTCATGCGCGTGATCTGCTGCCGATCCAGCTGCTTCAAAAACAGGTCTTCCATTTTGAGTTGTTCTAACTACAACATAAGATATTAACTGCATATAAAGTTCATCATCAGAAGACGGAACCATAAGTTGTTCTTTTTCTAAAGTTTGCCTAAGATTATCAACCATAAAAGGTTTAATGTCTTTTTTAATCATTAACTTAGTGTATGGATCTCTAATATCTAATGTTTCAGCAAAGCTTACGCCTTTTACTTTTTCTTTTAAACCACTTCTTGGATTTTCAACTCCATGTTTTTTAAGTAATTCAACTTGAACTTCTCCAAATCCTCTGTCAACATAAATATGCTTTGGTTGAAGAATTTCGTTTAATTCTATAATTCTACTAACAGCTTTTGTTAATGTATATTCTGATTTTTCTATTTCTTCTCTGTAGCATAGCTTGAATTTATTCCTAAACTCTTGCTCTTCGTAGTTTCCTGAGCATATTTCTAATACAACTATATTTGTACCTGCTCCATATTTATCCCAGTCAACACCTATAACATGAAAACTTCTTGCTGATGTAACAGCTGGTACGTAATTCCAAGAAGGCTCCACAAAGGCTAGGTCAACATATCTTCTAGGATATACTCCTTCCGAATCTTCTCCCCAGTCTGCTTCAATTTCATGTCTATAACCCATTTCTGAATATTGTTCTCTAAATTCATCTTCTTGATCCTTACTGAAGAAAGGGTTTGCGTATGAAGGAAACCAAAATTCTTTGAACCTTGGATTTCTACACCATTCCCAAAATTTTTCTCTTCTTCCAGTTGGAGTAGAAGCCCCAATTAAAACTTTATCAGGCTGATCCTCTGCTGTCTTCTGGAGCATTGCATAAAGTGCATCGAGGTCATCATTGTGCATGTAGTCCATTTCGTCCAAAACAATAACATGAGCTTCTTGACCACGAGCTACGTCAGATTTACCACCAGATCTCATTCCGGATGTAAAGAATCTTATTGTAGATCCATTTGAGAATTGAATCATAAATTGAGGAGATGTTACTTTTCTGGTAATAGAATTAAGTACTACATCGTTCTTGCTAGCTAGTCTAACCATTTCTTGATATATTAATTCTACGTGAGATTTCATTGGAGCAATAACTAAACATCGTCCATCTTTATGTGTATAGCTATAGTGAAGCAAATATATTGCCATTGTGAATGTTTTTCCTAAACGACGTCCAGCTCTTAATACTTTTCTTAAAGCTGGATCTCTCAACATAAGAGTTTGATAAACTCTTGTTTCTGCTTTTAGGAAATGCTTAGCCCATAAACATGGATCTTTAGCTACATGTAATTGTCTTTGCTGTTCTGCTGAAAGACCGGCATTCAATAGATTATTATCTACTTCAAATGGTTCATCGACAAGAAGAGCCAATTCCCTATTTGTTAGAGGTCTTGAGTCAACTTGTGTTCCATCTGCCCAATTCAAATGTTGAAGTTTATTTTCAAAAACCCATTCAATACGATTTATCTGTTTAATAGTTTCTGGATCTTGGGCTTTGATAATTTCTAAAAGATCTTCTCTTGAAAGTTCTTCTAGTTTTTTTCTAAAGTTAGTAGTTTTTTCTTTTAAAGATAAAGACATTTTATCCAAACCTCGCTGCCATCATTGACCCTTCAGAACCAAGAGAACTTCTTGCATTCAACCTTGAATTTTGAATAGCCATAACTCCTCTTGCTCTAGAAGTTGCTGCGACTTCATTGTCAACAAAACCCATTCCAAATCCAGGTTTATTTATTGAACCTTGTGCTGATTTTATTGCATCCCTTGCAAGTCTAGCTCCTCCTCCAATTATACCAGTTGCAGCCATTTTTGATAAATCGTAAACCATAGCAGCTGTCATTATTGGATTAGCGACATTTAAAGCTGCTCCACCATATGCTGCAGCAGCTAGTTTAAATCCTTCTCTTCCACCAGCTCCAGTTAATAATTTTGCAGTTCCTTTAACTCCATAAGTTTTTAAAATACCTCTTTCAAGCATTTCGTTTGCTGCAACTTTTCCAGCTTCTTTTCCAAATAGATTTTCTGTTAGCTCTCTAGTAAGTATCCTTTTTCCACCAGTTCCTTGAACCATAGCTGTATTAGTGGCATAACCTTGGGCATTAATTGAAAGTAAATCTGATCCAACTGCTACTGTTGGAGCTTTTGGTCCAGCTACTCTAGCAGCATTTCTTGCGTTAGCATTAAATGCTTTTGTAGTTAATGTCTTCCCAGCATTTCCGTCCAGATGTGGCTAAACCTTTTTGCGTTGCTATTACGTCATCTATTGATGCAAATACTGAACCATTATTTGCCATTAAATTTTGTCTAGCCGTGTTAACGGAAAAATCTGCTCTTCTAACACCAACTCCTTTTGCCTCTAAATTAGACATCATTTTTATTGCATCATTTACAGCATTTTGTGCTCCAGTATACGCTTGACCAGTTAGACCACCAGCTCTAGCATAACCTTGAGCTCCTCTCATATAGCCCATTAATCTTTGCGTTGCCTGTCCACTGGCAGATGAAGCTAGTGTATTTCCTGTGTATCCATAACCAGGTTTTGTAGAACCTGCACTAGGCCTGAATAAACTACTTCCTACTTCTGAACTTATAAACCTTGATTCTCCACTTGGTAGAACAGCGCTATAACCTCCACCTTGGCCTCTTATTATTTTTACTCTAGTATCACCTGGCATGTTAGCTGCTCTAGTTCCACCTCTTTCAAAATAATATTGTTCTGGCTTTCTATACATTCTTTGAAAGCCTTTTTTACCCCTAACATTAGAAACACCAGGACCGCCACCATAGGTCGCATATTGTCCTGTGACTCTACCTCCGCCTGCTTGAAATAGTGGAGTTGTTCTACGGCCTACTTGTGCCTTTCTTAAATCTTCTAATGTTGTCTCTGTTACACCAAATGGATTAACCCCTGGTCTAGTTATACTTGAAATGTCCGTTATTGATTGTTGCGCTCTAGTTAATCTACTAGTTAATCTATCAGTTGGTTTTCCTGCAGCTGTTTTTCTTGCTATTCTTTGTTCTAATCTATCCATTTGAGAAGCTGCTCTAGTAGAAGCTAAAAAGCCTCCACTGAACATAGTTTGACCTTCTGCTAAGTCAATTTTTAATTTTTGACCAGCCCTTGAACCAAATAACCCATTTGATAAACTTGCTAATCCACTCATTGGAGAATATACAGTTTCTAGTCCGGCAACTGCTCCAACTGAATGAAGCCTAGTCATTCCTCTAGGATCTAAGTGATTTTTTAAGAAACCCCTCATTCTTGGTGCGCCAGTTTTTATAGTGGTATCACCACCGCAACCTTGCTGCTAATTGTTCAGTCTTTTTTCTTCTATAACCAAGAGGGCCTACATATGACCCTCTTCCAAATCTACCGCCAGCTTCAACTTGAGTAAATGTTCTTGCAGAACCAGTTCCTCTAAATCTTTGCAATGAGTCATTTCTAGTAAAAAATGCTCCAGCTGTCCTTTGAGTGTCTAGGAATCCACCCTTCATTATTGTATTGGCGCCTCTTCTAGCATTAAACATTGCCATCGAAGTAAGGCCTGGGGCTGAACCCAAGACGTCAAATGCTAGAGGAGATTCTACGCCAGCCATCCTTGCTCCAGTTGAAGCTAACTGACCTCCACCACTAGAACCATAGGATCCATAATAAGGAAGTTCTTGTCCTGTCATTGGATCAATAGGCATTAGTATCCCCTTCTAGAATTATGTGCGCCTAGTACAATGTCACCAGAAGCATTTAGTCTATCGGCTGTAGCTGAACTAGTATTTAGAAATGGATTACCAGCAAAAGTTTGCATTCCTGCTGCTGTTGATTTAGCTCCAGCTAATGCTAACCCTATTCCACCAACTGCAGCTATTGCTCCACCGTATGATGCCTTAGTAAAAAGATTAGAACCAGTTAAAGATCCGATTAATTCTTTTATTTGCAATCATAGCAGTTGCCCCAATACCAAGGCCTAATGTGCCTAAACCAACTCCACCAGCAGCTGCAGAAAGACCTCCAGCTACTTGCGATGCGCCTCCGTATAGTCTAGCCTTTTGTAGGGCTCCTATTGGACCACCAATATCCATACCAGCTGCCATCGCTGGTGTAATATCAGTACCTACAAAAGCTCTATCTGCTTCTGGATCATTAAAGGCGACATCAAATGCTGAATCCATAACTTGCTTAGATCCAGATAATGCTCCAGCTATAGCAGCGCCTCCTACTAACATTCCCATTCCAAGTCCTTTAGAAACTCTAGATGGATCTTGAGCTACGCCACTTCCGACGCCTCTAGCCCCTCTAATTAATCTACCTACTCCTATTGGCATTTAGGTCCCCTTAACCTGCAAAAAGATAATCATATTTATTTGAACCCATATTAGTGTGTCCTATTTTAGCTCTATCTAAATTACCTACAACTCCAGCTGTTGCTAATGGGTCTTGTATTCTAGAGTAAACTTGCTGACTAGATCCACTTAAGATATCCAACCTTGGAGCTCTTGCTGGCATTGTATCTTGCCTGTCCATAGTTTCATCATATGGACCTGCTTCAGAAATTTTACGATAACTATAGTAACCAAGACCAGCTGCAAGTACCGCTCCAGCTCCTATTGCTGTTGGTTTTTTAAACCTTTGATATGCTGCTCTTATTTGTCTTTGTCTTGATGATATTACTTTGCCTAAACCTAAACTTCTTTCTTCTTCAAGAATTTCATTTCTTAAATTTTCATTTGCAAATTCAGATATTACTTTCATTGCTTGCATGGATTTTTTATCTCTCTCTACTGCAGAAATAGCCTGTTGAGCTACGCTATTTCCAGTAGAGACGGCCATTCTTTCAGTACTCTCTGCATGTCCCAATAGGACTATATTACCCTCTGAAGCCACAAGTCTACTTGTTCCCGGAAGAACTATATCGTTACCCGAGCTTGGCATTGCTCCAGACTGAGTTAAAAGTTCGGTTACAGACTCTGCAGTTCCTCCGGTTATTCTTGCAAAACCAAGTCCACCTTCTTCTATTTTAGAAGTGAGAGATTGAATAGCTTCATCTCTTCCTCCTTGAACATTTAAGAAAGATGCTAGTGATCTCAACTGTCTTTGAGCTGCTTTTGATACATCTTCAATTTCTTCATCTAAACCAGTTAAATCAGTTTCAGATATAACTTGCATTGCTGCGTCATATAAGGATCCGGCTAAAGCTTTACTCATCTGCCTATTATGGACTCCAGTGCCTCCAAGAAAGGCATTAACAGTAGAGGCTTCTCTATTTACTACAGAAAATCTTACCCTATTAAATTCGGCACCTTTTCCAATTACATTATTATTTTCATCAACAACATTCATTGTTTCACTTGTTAATACATCAACTAAGTTTCTTCTAACGGGACCAGATTGTCCTTCTGTTAATAATTCCATTTTAGACAATACATCTGATCCAATTAGTATTTTTCCTGGAACTAAATTATCATCTTGCACTATTCTAGTTACATCTTGTATATCAAAAGTGCTCATTCCAAATTCTGATAGAATGTCCATATTTCTTAAAAAAGGCAAGTTAGAACTTATTGTATTATCATTTATTACTCCTGCTTCTCTTTTTGCTACAGCAGCTGTTCTTTTTGCCATTTCAACTGAGAATATTCTTTCTGTAATATCGGCAGTTGCATATGGATTTCCTATATTAGCTGCTATCCTTGCATACATTCCTGCATCGCCTCTTTCTATAAAACCTCTAGTTATTGAACCAAGGTTAGAGTCGACCAAGCTTCCATTCTGCATTCCGGCCAATACCTGAGAGACGTTTAGAGTATCATTTGCTGCTATTCTACTAGTATTTGTTAATGCTTCTACTAGTAGATTTCTATCCATTGATGGAAGAGCAGTTTTAAATGCGTTGACATCAAAACCAGAAACAGCTTGACGAGCATATGCTGGTAATGATGCATATCTTTCTAATGCGCCCATTTCACCATAGTCTATTCCAGTTCCAACTATTTTAGAAGCAGCGTTTCTTTGGGCTGCATCTCTGGTTGATGATAAAGCTGAATTAACAACATTACCCATATAAGCTCTAGCTCTTCTATCATTAACTCTAAATGATGTATCAAATGCATCAGCTATATTTAGAGACCCTGCTCCTGTGACTCCTCTAAGGTTTTGGTCTGTAGTAGAAAAAAGATATCCTCCTGCTGATTTACTATAGGATATTTTACCTTCTATTTGTCTTATCGCATCTTGCGACATACCTGTTTCAGCTGCAAGTTCTGCAATTTGATCAGCTGTCATTATATTTGCAACATGACCCCTAATAGATGTTCCTAATATTTCTCTTGCTTCTGCACTTTTTATAGCTTTTCTAGCTGTTTTAGTTAAGTGATCTACATCAGCTATATTTGTAGTCATTGTTGGTGAAGCTGATTGTCTTATTTTTGCTCTAGTTTGAAGAATAAAATTTGCCCTACCAGTTGGAAGATGTTTTAAGCTTCCTGTCTCGAAATCTAAAGCTCCAGTTTGAACATACTGCGCAACAAAGCCAGCTAAATAGTCGTCTGTTTCTGCTACGTGTGATCCACCTGATAACAAGTTAAATAAAGTTCTAGCTGCTCCAGAATTAGGACCATGACTAAACGCATCTTGGTGTACTAGGTCTAATAAATTTGTATTTAATATAATGTTATTCATTGCCTGAGGAGTAAATCCTCTTCCCGCCTTGCCCATTTCTAGAGATTCAAAAAGTTCTTTTGATCCTACTTTTTGTGCATATATTAAATTTCTTACAGCTGCTTCATCAGCTAAGTCCACTCCTGCTCTTTGCACTACTAGAGCCTCAGGAGTTCCACCTGCTCTAGCTTGATTTATAAAATTTTCTGCGTAGTCATCAAATTTTGCTTTTAAGTGATTTCTTAAAGAAACATCTATATCAGAAACGAATGAGGCATCGTTGTACGCCCTTTGTTCAAATGCATCTATACTAGCGAGTAGTGCTTGATTATTTTCTGCTCCAGGTATATTTCTTGCTGTTTGAATTATAGTTGATATGTCGAAGTTTGCGTTCTTTGCAACAATTCTATCGTAACTTAAAAAATACTGTATTAAATCATTCATTGCTCTTTGGGCTTCTTGTGGGCTTTTAGCAACATCTATAGAACTTAGAACGCCTTGTGCTCCTTCTAGAATGTTTGCACCTTCTGCTAATGATTTCATTCCAGATGGAGTTTGAATAACTCCACCTTCAAGTCCAGATTGCCTTAAGAATAATTTTCTATTAGAAGACCTTGGACCAAATGAAACGCTACCAGTAGTATCCATCGTAGCTTCTATTGTTGCTATAGACCTAGCTACCCTATCTTCGTCAACACCTGATGTTTCAGTGTCTAGAATTAGCATTCTTAAGCTTCTATTTGAATTCTTTTTTCCAAATGGATTTGAAGCTCCTGCTGATCCAATAGATCCTCTACCAACTTGATTCATTGCTGATTGTAACTGAGTTGGTGTCATCATTCTATTAAATGACCTTCTAATGATAGAGCTGCCATCAGACCTAGGATCGACATTCATATGTAAAGAATTTAAAACAATAGCTAAAGGATGACGCGCACCAGATGATCTCATATCTACATCAAATCTTATTGTATTTCTATACAAGTTACTACTTGGGATATCCAGTCCAGGAATACCTTTTGTTAACATCATTCGCTCAATTGGCTCTGCTAATTGTGTTTGAATTGTTTCGGCAGAATCTCTAGTTAAAACAGAAAGATTAAATTCACCTGTTCTTTTTATTCTAGCTACTGCTTTTGATGTTCCAGGCATTTTACTAAGCCTTTTTGGATCATCTAACATTCCTAAGAACATTTTATGTATACTCTCATAGTGACTCATGTACTGTCTTGAGGTCATACCAAAAAGCTGATCCATATCTGACATTGAACCACGTATTACGCTGGTTGGTACATTTGCTGTTACTCTTCTAGATGGACCTACTACATTTTGCCTAATTCCAGCTATAACGGACTTGGATAAATTTTCCCTTTCCGCTTTGCCGAACATCCTAGCCATGTACTAACCTTCATCTTTCTCATCTATTAATTGAGCTTCAATATAATCATCTTTTTCAAATGTTCCAAGTTTTTTCTTTATCAACTTTTCTCTTTCAGTTTCCAAAGACTGAACTTTATCAATTATGTCTGATATAGCCTGTGCAGTATCTAGTTGTGTTTGACCAGCTTTTGCTCTAGCTTCTCTTGTTGCTAATAATTGATTTCTTAGATCTTTTCTTCTTTTATGAAGTCTATCTTCTAACTCAACTGCTAAGTGTAATTCTTTTTTAAGAATAGGACTACCATCTTGGTCTACTCCTATTATGTTTTCTTGAACAAAATGTTCCTTAGCAAGAAGTTTTGTTTTTCTCATATACTGAACTTCTTGATCAACTAAATCTCTAACCATTGATACTTCAACTAAATTATCTGGACTAACATCTAATTGATTCATATATTCATATGTAAATTGAGAAACCATAGACATCTCTATTGGACATGGATCACCAACTGGTGCTAAATTTTCCTTTAATAACGGGCATGTGTTTGCAAATATACATTTTGGCCCATCGCATCTCATTGGTATAGACGCAAACATGGTTGTTCTTGTTTTTTGTGGCCTTATAATATCAAGTGCCTTATCTTTTTGCTCATCTGTCCATTGCTCTGGAAAGAATAAATCAGGCCTTAGAGATTCAAGACTTTTCATAAAATCTATTTTATTATTTTTTTCTATATTAGCCATTAAAATCTATCCAATCAGATGAAACAAAAAATCCATTTTCAAATTTTTCTACATAAGCGCTTTTACATCCGTGGACAATAATAGTCTTTAATAGAAGTTTTTACTTTTTTCAAAATTAAACCTTTTTCAATTATCTCTTCAATCACAAAAACTAAATCATGATTACATCTATCACATTTCATTTACTTTATTCCGTTTAATACTTCTACTAAACCTTTCTGTAATTTTTCTATTATTTCAACACTATGGCCAGCGTTTGTAAAAACACCAACTTCGCTCATTTCATCTGCTGATAATATAGAAGTACTAACATATCTAGAACCTTTACATATTTCACAATAAGATTCTTTTTCTTCTGTATAGCAAGTACACTGCTCTATTATCCCAAAGAATTCTAAAGCTTGAGCTACTTCAAACCATTTTTGTTTAAAAACTTTTTTAGTTTGCTCTTTATAAGCCCTCAACTTATGTTGATCATTAGATAGTAAAGTGCCCATATCTAAAGATTGTTTCATTAAATTATTTATTGTTTTATATAAAAAATTTGCTAATTCAAAATCACCATTTTTATTAATAAAGCTTTTCCAATCACTCATAACATTATTCTTTCTAAGCGTTTCTTCCAACGCCTTTAGCTGTTCTTATTCTTGATGCAGGGCCAGTATAACTTCTTCTATTATTACTTGTCACAGCGTTTGCCATACCAGCAGACCCTGCCATTGCCCCGTACCCTGCATATCTAACATTTCTATTTCTAATAGCCTGATTATACATGTCCTTAGAAACAAATCTTCCAGAAGATTGTGCTCCTGGTCTATTCATAACTAATGGCTGTGCTCTTCTAGCGTCTCTTGATGTTTTGCTCATTAATACTCTATCTGAAGATCTTAATGGTGCTCCACCATGCCCTAATGAATTTAATAATGGCTCAGGTAAATCTTTGGCTTTAACCATTCCTCTACCGGCGTAACCAATGGCACTTTTACCATAGCTTCTTGCATTTTGAAATGTAGTCCTAGCAAATCCTGCTACCCTACCAACTCCTGGCATTGGCATAAGTTAGTACCTATACATCGAAGTTCCGGCCCTTAATTAGGCCAGAAGTTGTTCTATTTCTTACGCCACCTAGGGCTGCACCAGCTGCAACTGCACCAGCAATTCTTTTTCCACCTCTAGCCATTATAGCTGGATCATATGCTGCAGCTGCAGATCTTCCGTTGCATTTTAGTTAAACCATATGTTCCACCAAGTGCTCCTACTGCATATCGAGATCCTTTAGTTTTAAAGTTTCTCGCAAAAGTAGAGCCATTTGCGCTAGAAGCCATCATTCTGGCAGTTGATACTGGATGCCTAAGGCCACCTAACATATTTTACTCCTTTTACGTAAATTATATTTATATAGTAATATTTATTCTACAGTATTAGACTTTTCTTTGTTTTTTCTAGGTTTTATAGTTTTTAATGTAAAAGAATTATCTATGTATCCTATTTCAAAAATAGATCCTCTTGGAATATTTGAATTTATTAGAATATCAGCTAATGGAGTTTCAATTAAATCTCTTCTAACTTTAGATAAACCTCTAGCTCCTTTAATTGTATCTATTCCTTTAAAAATTAAACCTTCAATAACATCATCTGTATAGCTTGCCATAAATCCTTTTCTTGAAAGTTTATCTATGACAACATGCATTTCCAGCTCTGCTATTTTTTGGTAATCTTTTACCGACAAGTGATTAAAAACTATTATTTTATCTAATCTATTTATAAATTCTGGTCTAAAATGTTTTTTAATACTTTCATTAGAAGTTCGTTCTACCATATCTCTTACTGGCATTTCTTTAGTTCTAAGCTTTGCATCTACGCTTCTAGTAAAGCCTGCTCCTCCAGAAGTTAAATGATCTGTAATTTTATCATTACCAAGATTAGTAGTCATTATTATAATTGTATTACAAAAACTAACATGTTCGCCTTTACCATCAGTTAAAGTTCCATCTTCAAATACTCTTAGAAATGTGTTCCAAAGATCAGCATGTGCTTTTTCTACCTCATCAAGTAATACTACTACGTTTGGATTTTTTTTAACCAAATTAACTAATTGACCACCTTCGTCGTGACCGACATAACCTGGAGGTGAACCAATTAATTTTTGATTATCATGTTTTTGTTGATATTCTCCACAGTCAATTCTGACCATTTGGGAATCATCACCATATAAATATTTATTTAAAGTAGAAGCTAAGTGAGTCTTTCCAACTCCTGAGGCGCCGGCAAAAAGAAATATACCTAGAGGTCTATTGTCATCACTTAAACCAGCTTGAGATCTCTTTAGTGCATTAACAACTTCTGCTACAGCCTCATCTTGACCAATTATATTAGATTTTAAATAATCTTCTAATCCTAGAAACTTTTGCTTAGATATCTTACGCTGTTTATTCTTAGGCTGAGTTTTTGACTTTTTAGCATTAAGCATCTTTTTTACTTGGTCAAAATCGAACGGCATGTCGTTATCTAAATCAACTCCATTGCCTTCTGGACTTAAGTGCATCTGACTAGACAATGAAACCCAATTATCTATATCTAAACCTGGATTAAGCATTACGCATCCGTTATAGAGCGTGTCTATACACTTTTCGGCAGATTCCCTATTTAGGGATCTCAGTGCATCTGATACATCACTCTTCATATTAAAGATAACATTTGCTAATATAGCTTTCTTTAATTCTTTTGGAGAATCAGAAGAATGTTTCTCTAGGAGTTGTTTGATTTCTTCCGGATCAAGAAGTTTGAATTTAACATAAATACTTAGATCTGGAATATAAATTTGATATATTTTCATTTCTACCAACTCTCTTCTTTTATTTTAAAAGAGTATAAGGGTATAGTATATTATATAGTAATATAAATATACCCTTATACGTACGGGGGAGGGGGGGTAGGGGGGGCGCTAGACAATTGTAATGCATTGTCAATGTCAAATGCAAGTCATTCGTCACTTTTGTTATTTATTCTTTCTATGGCAGGATAGTCCTCTAGACATGGTCCGCTAAAAGACCAAAACTTAACTAAATCTATTGGAGTATTTATTTTTGTTTCCAATAAACGAACTGCTCTCAAGTAATCATAACTTAAGCTATGAACTGATTCCATATTTACCTCTTTCTCTTTTGTTCCATCAAGTATATCAAATATCTAAGTTTAAAGAAGATTCATTTCTACATCAATGATTCCGTAGCTGACTTATGCTAAAATAGCTTCATGTCAGAAAACGAATCAAAAACACTGGAGCTAGCAATAGCTCAATTAGAAAGACAGTTTGGTAACGGATCGGTTATGAGACTTGGTAATAAAAAGTCTGAATCTTGGCCATCTGTTTCAACTGGAGCACTACCACTAGATTCAATACTAGGAATTGGTGGACTACCTCTAGGTAGAGTTGTAGAGATATATGGCCCAGAGTCTTCTGGTAAATCAACAATTGCATTATCAGTTGTTGCCGAAGCGCAGACTAAGGGAATCAAGTGTGCATACATAGATGCTGAGCACGCGCTTGATCCTGTGTATATGTCAGCTCTTGGTGTAGATCTAGATGAACTTTTACTAGCTCAGCCTTCATATGGCGAAGAAGCTCTTGAGATAGTAGATAAACTAATAAGAACTGGAGAAATAGGAGTTGTAGTTGTAGACTCTGTAGCTAGCTTAATTCCAAAGGCAGAGCTAGAAGGCGATATGGAATCTGCACAAATGGGATTACAAGCAAGAATGATGGCTAAAGCTATGAGAAAGCTTGTGTCATTAGCTAATGAAAATAAGACTCTTATAATATTTATTAACCAACTAAGAAATAAGATAGGTGTTATGTTTGGAAACCCAGAAACAACACCAGGTGGAATGGCTCTGCGTTACGCTGCATCGGTTAGATTAGATGTACGAAAGAAAGAAGATCTAAAAGATAGAGCTGGAGATTCAATGGGAATTCGAATCAAAGCAAAGGTCATTAAGAATAAAATGGCTCCACCTCTAAAGGTTACCGAATTCGATATTCTTTATGGTAAAGGTATTGATAAGCATGGTTGCATCCTAGATGCTGGAATGCAAGCTGGTATCTTTACACAAAAAGGTGCATGGGTTTACTATAATGGTGAATCCTTTTCTCAAGGTAGAGAAATGGCTATCTCCAAATTGAGAGATAATGAAGAATTAGTTACGCTAGTCAAGGAGCAAATAGCTAATGGCGTGCAACCCAACAACCTGTCCTGATTGTTCTTATCCTGCAAACTTTTCTATATCCTCTCTTATAAAAAGAGAAGGAGAACCGCAAAAGTATGAAATTGAATGTAGGGACTGCGGAGATATCTGGGTAGAGATTGATGATCTAGAAGATCAGTAATATATGATTGATATAATTCGGATCTAACTATATATTTTCTGTCTTTACATCAAAAGATGTCTCAATGTTATCTTCTTATGTAGAAAAAATAACTTTTCTTAATTATATACAGAATATCCTTAAATAGGTTACTATTTAAATATAGACCAACAAAGGTGCCTGTATGGATATATGGGAAATAATAAAAGGAATTTTCTCTACTAGAGATCAAGATTCCGTCGTTTGTATCGATTACGAAAACGAAGAAACAGCAGACACTCGGAGTTATTGCTATTTTATATAATAGCGAAAAAAAACTTTGTTACACTTACTTTACAAGTAGTCAATGGGAAATGATACTTGATGTCTCGTCTATAACTGAAAAAGATATAGACGAGACAATCAGAGGTATTGTGAATGATTTAGGTAATATTATTTTTCTTGATCCAGATGATCTATAAAAGTTTAGCTAAATCACCAAATGGATCTGTTAAGTGAGTAGATTTATATACCTTGTAGGTTAGCCAGCCTAAAACTTCTTTTGCCACTCTTTGAGAATAAGAAAGTGGCATTATTGTTTTGTACTGTTGTACGGCGTAGCTTTTATCTAACGACCAGTACTTTGTGGCTTTTCCTTTAATTATTCTTAAAATTGATACATTCTTTTCCTTTTTCAACATCTTAGAAAAATCATCTAAGTCTACTGATGAATCTATTAAGATATATGAATTGAAAGTAATTCCGCTTTTATTGTAAAGTTCACACGCAAACTCGCAAGATTCCTTATATCCAACAAAGCTTATATATTTGTAGCTCAGCTGAAATATTTTATATATGCTGTTTGAATGTTTCTTAACTAAATTAGCCATAGAAATATTATCATCAAAATCAATGTAGATTACATCATGATTTTTTAATAATAAATTATGTAAGCTATTATTTAGCGGAGAAGCTAATAGTCTAGAATCTATAACTATAGCTTTATCGGTTTTTGTGGTGGTTATTGTATCCATCAGTAGTAATTGTGTCCTTCGTCGTATCCGTAGTTGTCCATGTCATATTCATATTCTGAATGCGGATATTTATCAAATAATGAATCTGAAGTATATTCATCCGCAAAAGCTCTAAGTTCTTCTGGGTCCTCCAGAATAGCTATTGAGTCTTCTATGTCTATGTCTATCTTCTTCTTGCGTGGCATTTTTTCTCCTTTGTGGTTTTGATTAGCCAACGGGAGATAATCTAGTGGGTAGTTGTGTGGAATTGCAACTCGTAGGAAGAAATTTTTTGCGATTATCGAATTAATATTGAAAAAAACCGAATCCGGCGATTTTTATTTTTTTTTAAATTTAAGAAGTAATACTGCCGACTAGGGACAGATCGCCGGCGTCAAAAGATAATAACAGAATATCTATAAGTATTACCTAGAGAGAGAACATACTAGGGATAATGCAAGAAGGGGAATTTTCCCCATAGGCTCTTGTGTAGTACTTGATTTATTCTCATCTATATCAAGATAACTATAATTATATTAAAATAAATAATATAAAATATTAGTGATTATTCTATCTACATTATCTAGATATAAACATAATAATTCACATTGTGTTGAGCATTTATCATATAGGTGATTTTATAGCCGTCCTAGAGGCTGTGTGTTTGTATGGGAGTATCTCTCTAGGCATTATCTCTACCTCTGCAAGTCTATATAGATTAGCTTTTTGTTTTTAGCCGGCGATTTCATCTCCCTGTGTTTTATCTCATATAAACATATATAAAGTCATTATATATTAAAAATAAGGAAAAATTTATAAGGGGGTATCTATTATTACTATGTTTGCCCGTTATCTTTAACGAGCCCACGGGGGTATACCCCATGGTCAACCGTAGTCTACCTAAAGAAAGGAAGGGACATGGCTACAAACTACACCCACAAGAGTGGGTATGTCATCAAGGTGGAGGTGTTCAGTTGGCACACTGAGCTCTCCATCATCAACCCTAAGACAAGAGAGGTACATGAGTACTTCGAGAATGTCGTTGGAGTTGAGCGTATGGGCAACTGGCTGCACTGGACTGCAGTCAACCGTATGCATGGTGGTGATCGTCATCAGTATAAGGCTGAATTGCTAGACAATAGCAGGCCATTGATTGACGTCAACATCAATGACATTCGTGCTGCAGTGAAGGCTCTGGAGAGCTAACACTGTAGTACCACAAACAAAGAGGGGAGTACTGGTGTAATAGCTAGTGCTCCCCTCTTTTATATTGCCAGTAATAACAAACACGAAAGGAGATACTGGTATGTACAAGGTAATCAAGCTGATCCTGGGGGTGGCACTAGCTGCTGTCCTCGTAGGATTGACTGTACACCAAATCAACGAGGATGAAAAGTTCCAGTGCAATGCTGGACAAGTAGTCCTTGTCGAGAAGGACCCTTACACAGAGGGGTACAGTGACATCTATGGTGTTGCTGGTAAGTACTGCACTGGTAACAGGAGCAATGCTATCAAGCACATCATGGAAGCAAACAACATCAGCAATGATGGACTTGGTGATTTGCGCGCTGGTCAATTGATCATCGTGCCAGCAACCAAGTAGACCTTATCCACCATAGAGGGGAGGATGTTCAGCAATGGGCATTCTCCCCTCTTTTATTTGTCCCATTCACCAAACTACAGAAAGAAAGGAGGTGACATGGACACCAACTGGCTTCGTGGCAAGAAGGGATGGATCGTCGCAGCGATCTTGATCTTTACGCCAGCAGCTGCATTGGCTTTCAAGGTGATCGGTTTTGCTTTTAGCATCATCGGCTTCATCCTTGGGCTGATCAATCCGTTTGGTCTGTTCGTGGCAATGTGCATTGCTGCGTTCTTGATCGGACGGAGGCAGATGCGTCGTTATAACGAAGAAGAGACCACTATGGACGAAAGTTCTACGTGGGATCCATTCGCCTAACGGTCGTGGAGCATAGTGAATAAGATTCGGGGAGTTGTGTCCTGGCAACAGAAATAACATCCTTATATCAGTAAAGGCTGATCAAATGGTTCAAGTCCATTATAAGGAGCTAAAAGAGAGTGGGTAATCATATTATTTGATTACCCCTCTTTTTTATGGCAGCCACCCAGACTGCCCGTCGGATCGGTGTAGACGTTAAATTGGACATCCTGAAAGTCCTTAGCAACCGTGAACCATGGGTAACGCCATGTAAAACTCCAGCTTCGGTTGGGAACGTGGGCGTAGAAGCTTATACGTGAAAGCTCCGGTAAGTCATTCCGTCATAATGACCGGTGTCCCTGACGCAACAGGTGACAAAAACCAAAGGAGTGCAGAAATGAGCACATCACTGGGAAACCCTGGAGACAGGGTCAACGTCCGAATCTGCGCAGTGCGGGAGCAGAAGGGGCCTGAGGGCACCTTCATCTCCGTCTCACTCGCAGACGACATGGAGGCGGGTTTCACCCGTGTTCCGGCCAGCAACGGAGACGTGGTTTCGATCACGTACACCGTCAAGGTCTGGAACGAGCTGAAGAAGCTCATCGAGTCGAAGACGAAGACCAAGTTCGTCGCCAAGAAGGACAAGAACGGCAAGCCGTTCCTCGCCTCCACCAAGACGGTGCAGTTGACCATCGAGTTGACGCAGCCCATCAAGGTGGTCGCCCTTCGTGGCAAGATGGACGCCTTCAGCATCAGCGGGAACGTGAAGAAGATCACCTCCCGTGAGAAGCGTGAAGGCAACGGAATCCAGCTCGAAGACTAACCTCTTCAGCTGATTCCATCGTCTCTGGGTAGCAGTAGGCTGGTGGGACCCCGATGGCAAGGGGTCCTGCCACGCCTCTCTGCGTTCTCACATGCATGTATGCATTCCTTAAGGTTTTAGACTAGGTGGACAACAATCTCCACCTATCTTTTTTATGGCGGTCAATCAGATCTCGGGAAAGGAGATAATATTATGACTAAGCCACGTAAAACCAACTTCCAACCAATGGAATGTTCATGCTGTCATCAAATGGCAGATAAAGGAGCATTGTATTGGTCTGCAGGATGGGCCTTGCATCCAGATTGTTACGACATCTGGTTTCCTAAGGATCATCCAGCTCCACGGAAGAGGAAGACACGTAAAGTAAATGATCCTAGTTTGGAGAAGTGCTTTAAGTGTCAAGCCTTGTATACGCCTATTGGTATAGATGATATATATCTATGCCCCAGGTGTTATCCAAGGTGATTAAAGAGAAGGGTAGTCCTTAATTGGGCTACCCTTCTTTTTTTTGGAGGTACATAAACCTGGGAAGGACCCAGTCGTACCGTACCGTTGGAGGTAGTACTCTGCGGTAGGTCATCTCGAACCAGAAAGGAGGTGAGACAATGACCCCAACCATCCCTGGTGGACGCGTTTGCGTTCGGGTGAGCACCGCTTACTCGCGCAAGAACGCCGATACGGGCGAGGCCTTCATGTCGGTGAACATCACTGACACGATGGCTGATGGTTACGAGCGTTTGCCCAAGGCAGACATCGTGACCTTCGCTCTCCAGCTGGCCGTGTGGAAGGAACTCGTCAACGAGATCCAGAAGCGCGGTGCAAAGCTGGGCAAGGGTGAGGACAAGAAGGGCAGGACATACCTGCACTTCAAGCCGAAGGTCGTGGAGCTGGTGATCCAGCTTTCCGGTCCGATGGCTGTCAAGGCTCTTGACCGCAAGACCGATGGGCTCGCTATCAGCGGGAACGTCGTGAGCATCAAGGTCCGTGAGAAGGGAACCGGAAACGGTATCCGTCTCGAAGACTAGTCTTCACTACTTGTAGTGTCGTGCCACGAGGGGTTGACTGAACCGGCAGTGAACCGGGACGGGGTACTGTTCTACGAGCGTAACGTAGATCAAGGCAGTATCCGGTGGTCATACAGTCGTTTATGCCATTTTGATGGCGCTCCTAATGGAGTGGTGGACGGTTGTATGACTGCTACTGGCGTGGCCAGGGTGTCGTGAGAGCGACTAAAGCAGGATAAAGGCACGAGTAACCAATAGGTGAAAGTAGTTGGTCTGCACTCTCAGTGAGGGGAGAACAACCTGATATACACGATTCGTGTGGAAAGGTAGGGTTAGTTCTCCCCTCATTTTATTGGTCGGTTTATTAGATCACGAAAAAATGATATTCTAAACCGGAGAACGCCCCCGTCGGGGGCTCGGGAAGTTATTCCCGGTGTGTTGTTGGAAAAGCTTGAAAGGAGCTATTATGTCCAACCGTGTCCAAGTCCGTATCAGCACTGCTGCTGAGCGAGCAGGAAAGTCCGACAAGTTCTGGAGTCTCACCGTCAGTGATGAGATGACCCCGAACTTCGAAAGGCTCCCTGACGCAGACCTGAAGTCCTATTCGCTCTCGGCGAAGGACTGGGCAGTCATCAAGAAGAAGGCTGAGTCCCTCGGTGCCACCTGGAAGACGCAGAAGTTTGCGTCGGGTGCAGCGAAGGGTCAGAACTACTTGACGACGAAGCCGCAGGTTGTCGTACTCGAAATCGAGCTCTCGAAGTCCCTCAAGGATTCCATTCGTGATCTCGACCGTCGAACGACTTCGCTCAGCATCTCCGGACAGGTCAAGAAGGTTACCGTACGCGAACAGCGTGCTGGAAACTCCGTCGACCTCGAAGACTGACTCAGACTCAACTGCACTCCCAGCTGGGTGTCGGTACGCAAGAAAGCGTGCCGGCACCTAGTGGAGTGAAAAAAAATATGGGAACAACACTCAAAATGCGAAAATGC